TCAGCGATCGACGGCGGGTCTGCGTGGGCGCGTGTTGTCACCCTCTATGGCGCCGCGGACGGAATCGGCTACGCCGTAAGCGTGCTCCACCCATTCGGCATCTGCCGCTTCCCTCACACGACGCTCAACCGCGTCGCGCAGTTCCTGGAGAAACATCGCGTCAAACCGGTACCCCGCGGCCATGGTTCACGCCCCATGGGGGTGGCTGCGGATCTCGTGGGACGCCTCCGCCGCACGGGCGGGGTTGTACTCCGGCGACGACTTGTTCATGTACTTCAGTCGCTGCGTGTACAGCGCGGCGCAGATGTCGCACCCCGTCACGGGCTGTGGATTCGGAAGGAGGCGTTCCACCTCTGCCGAAACGGTCGTGCCGGGTTCCATGGACATGACGCACCCCTCACCGCAATCGCGTTGTGACGCTCAGTGGCTGTGCAATCAGCGTGGCACTTGCAGAGCCGCAATGCAACCGTGCGGCTCGGATTTACAAATCTGCATATTCGCGAGGCGAGTTGCGCCGCTCGTGTGGAAGCATGGGGCCGTCGGCCAGAGAGGGAGGGTCCATGGGTGCACCATCGGTACGTGCGCGTCGGTTGGGCGTGGAGCTGTGCTCCCTGCGGGACGCGAAAGGCCTGAAGCAGGACGAGGCGGCCCGTCATATCGGTTGGGACGGGCCACGTCTCTCGCGCCTGGAAGGCGGTCGCGCCGGCATCAAGACCGATCTTCTGGGTGAACTCCTCGATCTCTACGGAGTCGACGACGCGGCAAAGCGGGACGTCCTGACGACCCTGGCTCGGGCAGGAGCGCGCCGGGGATGGTGGCAGACGTACAAGGACATCATCTCGCCGGCGTACGCGGAGCTGATCAGTCTGGAGGCGGACGCGAAGAGCCTGCGCAGCTACCCAGACGCTCCTCGTCCCCGGACTCCTCCAGACGGCCGCTTACGCCCGCGCGTCAATCTCTGCAATCAACATGGGGTCCACCCCTGATCAGGTGAACGCCCTCGTCGAGGTACGGCAGGCACGTCAGTCCGTGCTCTCCCGCCCGGAGCCGCTGGAGGTGTGGGCCATCATCCACGAGGCGGCCCTCCGGTCGTCGACGGCGGACGCGTCGGTTATGGCCGGCCAGTGTCAGCGGCTGCTCGACTTGATGGAGCTGCCGAACGTCTCGATACAGATCATCCCTCTCGACGCCCCACCGCATCCCGGTATGGCGGGTCCGTACACGCTGCTCGGTTTCCCCGAGAGCGCTGACCTTGACGTTGTTCTCGTGGAGCACCTGGCCAGCGCGCTATATGTTGAAGACGCTGCCGACGTGTCGGTGTACGGAACTGCGTTCGAGCACCTGCGGGCGCATGCCCTTCCCTTCGACAAATCGGCCGACCTCACCGCAAGAATCAAGCAGGAGCACAGATGACCATCACGAACGCTTCCGCCCACGGACTGACCTGGGCCAAGTCCAGCTACAGCGACGGGGGGAACAACTGCATCGAGGTTGCCGCGGGCCAGATGGCAGGCGCCACACCCGTTCGCGACTCGAAGGTTCCTGCCGGCCCGGCGGTCGTCTTCGGCGACACGTCGTGGGGCGTCTTCGTCGACGCCGTCAAGGGCGGACAGCTCTAGCACCAGAAACACCCCCAGCGCCCGTCTTCGAGGCTGGAGGCGGGCGCTTCGCTGTGTCCTAAGGGGGACGCATGAGCACGGATGATCACGTGTGGTCGGACCAAGTCGCGTGTATGACTCTCGCGTTTACGGCCGGCATGGACTACTGGGACCAGCCTGACGGCCCATGGGGCGAAGAGGCCAACGCGCGCTACCGGTTAGGTGGCGCCGCCCTGGCGCGCTACGACGAGAGCGCGGCAAGCTGGCTCCGGGAAGCCGTCGACGAGGAGCACCCCGGCGCCGCGTTCCGCATGGCGCTGTGGGCGTTTCGCCAGGACTATCAGGACGTCGGGAAGGTGTGGCTCGTCCGCGCCGCGGACCTAGGCCACGGGGATGCCACGCAACTGCTCGACATGCACGAAGACTGTGAAGCGGCCGGCATCCGCGGGCATCGGCTCGTCGATTTCCTGCTTGCCGCCATTGACGAGGACTGCCAAGATCTTGCCTTTGCGCCGGAGGTGGCTCGACTGCTCGCGCGATCGTAGTGCGGTGCTACTGCTCTGCACCCCATACCTCCGGACCTCCCCCGCGCCACTCGACGAGGGAGGAGAGGGCCGCCCCTTCAGGGTCCAGCTCCAGCCCTGCGCGGCGGAGAAACTCGACGAGGTCCCGCATGGACGTCGCGCGCCCCAGTATGGTCCCGTCGATGCGCACACGCCGGCCGCCCTCGTCGTCGGGCGGGTGGACCACTACGCGCAGGCTCATGCCTCCAGAGTGCGGAGCCCTCCGCGGGCCGCACGCCGTGTGCGCCGTCCGGGTGACGCCCCAGAAACGCAGAAAGCCCCCGCCGGATGTCCGACGGGGGCTCTCGGTGATCAGTCTTCGTCTACTGCGTGCACGTCCATAGCGGTGAGCACAGCGGCCAGCCCCTCGGGGGTGACGTGCTGCTCGTAGACAACCTCTTCCCCCTCGTCGCTGGTGTAGTTGACGGTCAGACGGACGCTGCTCATGCCGTTCCTTTCGGCGATCTATTGGGTCAGCTGCACGCTTCCGCCCGCTTCCGCAAGGCGGGCCACCCACAGGTCGTAGACAGCCTTGTTACGGCTGACACGCGAGGCGCCGTCGACGGCGACCACGGAGGCTACACCGCGTTGCACACGCTCGATCAGCTCGTTAAGGGCCACATCGTTGGCCCCGGCTTCACCGGGTACAAGGATGTCCTCGACCCAGTCGACGATCAGGTGACCGGTCCGCGCAGCCCAACTCTCGATCGCTGCGCGCTGGGCGTCAGACTCCGTCATAACACGAGCGGTATTTACACGTACGTAGCCAATGGCGGGGACCGGGTCGGACACGTGCTCTCCTCGTAGTTCGGTTACGGTTGAAGTTTCTCATCAGGCACTGACAGGCGTGGTCAGCGCTCTAGACGCCGACGGGACGACGGGTGTCGCGGTACCGCTGAGTGCAGGCCTGAAGGTCCACGCGGACCGTTCCGGGCTTCGGCCCGTCGTACTTCCGGATGTGCCCCTGCGCAGCCCATCCGCGCACGGTTTCGACGGCCACGCCCAGCGCGTCAGCAACCTCCGCGTACGTCCGCAGAATGGGCTTCTCCGGCTCTTCCAGGGGCTCCGCGACCACTTCCTCCGGCAGTTCCTCGCGCGGCCCCTCAGCGGGCAACTGCGGCTCCTGCGCGGGCTCTTCCGCCGCCTTGTCGACGTCGTTCCGCTTGCGCGAGTGGATCAGCAGCGACCCCCCGAGGAACGCAAGCACTGGCCACCCGGCGACGATGATTCGGAGTTGCACGGGCGGGTTCGTCAGGTCCAGCACGCCAGCCGTGGCCACGTTGGCGCCGAGGGACGCGGCCAGGGAGAGGACGAACCACAGCCACGGGCCCGGAGCAACTTGCCCGGCCGCACGCGCCGCACGGATCCGCTTCCACGCCATGACGAGCAACAGATCCACGCTGACCGGGTAGGCCCAAGCCTTCCACCCGTTCTGGCCTGCCGCAGCTGCGATGTCGTGGATGTGGCTGAAGGAGATGGCGGCCGCGATGACGGCCTGAATCAGGATCGGGTCAACGTCGCGCAGGCGGCGCAGTTGGGCTCTCATGTCTCCTCGTTCGTGTGCAGGGTTCGTACATGGGTGGAGCCCCTGTCTCCGCAATTGACAGGGGCTCCGGGGGTTGGTCAGCTCCAGCGACGCTCACCGACGCGGGCCCACGCCTCCTCCAGCGTCAGGCGCCCGCGCTCGTCAAGGCGGGTCCCGGTCACGTCGTGAGTGGCGTCGGGGCAGTGCGAGAACAACATGCCCAGGATCTTTTGGGCTGTGTCCGCGTCGCACTCCTGGCACAGGTGCGACGCCGCGCGCTCCCCCTTGGGCTTTGTCGTCAAGACCGCCGGCCGCGTGCAGTAGTCGAGGCCGACGACCTTGTAGCCCTTGAGTACGTGGTGCCCGTCGTCGAACACCACGCGGTTCGGGTCCTCGTAGATGATGCGGGCGTTCTCACAGAGGTTTCCGCGACTGGTCTTCACATTTACCACCCGTTCGTGAGTTCCTTGCGTGACTTCATGGTCGCACAGTTATGGCGTGCGCCACAACATCTAACGGCGACTTCCGTGAGTCGACTTACGGAGCCTCACGCAGCACGGCCACCATGGCGCCCGACGGGAGGGTGACGACGTGGCCCCGGCGGACCGGTGTGGTGTTCCAGCCCCGTTCGCGCGCCTGCCGTAACAGGCGGGAACGAACCTCGTCGTCGACGACGCCAGTGATGCCGCTCTCGAACGTCACGCGGTAGCGCACGGTCGCTCCGGGACGCTCCGGCGGACGGTGATCGGCTCCAGCCGCGGGAGGTAGACCACTCCCCCGTCGACGGTCGGTACGGCGACGTCGCTTGGGCCGGCAAGGCGCGCTTCCTGCGCCGCCATCCACTCCCGACCGTGGCGGGTGAAGACGTCGTGACGGCGGATCATGTGGGCGACGGTGGGGACGTCCTTCAGGATGCTCATTGTCATCACGCCTTCGAGGCCGTGCCGAGCGTGACCGTCATGACGCGAGTCAACTCGACACGCGACTTCCCGGGCATGCAGCGCGCCGCGCTGTCGAATGCCTGCACAGCGTCCGCCTCGTTGTCGAACTCTGTCGTCACGTCGTCGTCCGTTGCGTCAACGCATCGCAGGACGTAGCGCTCTTTGAACTGCATGGTGCCTCCTCAGTGAGTGACTCACGGAATGCGCGGAGCCCCTGCGTCCGCAATTCGCAGGGGCTCCGGGGTGAGGTGTTAGAGCACCTCGTAGGACTGCGACCAGCCCTTCATGACTCGCTCGATCTCCGTCGGGTCCGTGGAGAGGTAGCGGGCCGGCCCGAAATCCTCGCGGAAGCGGAACACCGCGCCCGACGGGGAGACTTCCTCCACCGTCCCCGTCTTGACGAAGTGAACCTTCCCCAGGGAGTTGAAGCGGGTGACGCGAACGCGGGTGCCGGTGGTGATGGTGATGGTGGCGTTCATGGTGTCTCCTCCAGTTCGGGGGCTCCGTGTGAGCTCCTTGCGTGACTCCATAGTGACACAGTTATGGCGTACGCCACAACATCTACCGGTGAGAAATTTGCTCCGCATCCATCAACGCCGCCTGCGTCCAGTCGCGGACCCGCCGCTCGGCGTTGGTCAGCACGTCGTCGCGGGACCGTGCGGCCTCCAGGGTGATCGAGCGGCCGGAGTACCGGCACAGCGCGGTTCCGGGATAGAACGGCTCCGTCAGCCGGCACTGTCCATCGGAGCCGAACGAAGGGAAATGGTTGGCCAGGAAGCCATCGCGCTGCCCTGGCGACGCGCCGCACGGGCAGCTGACAAACCACATGCGCAGACCGTGGGCATAGTGATTCGGAGGAAGAATCAGTGCATCAGAGTCCACAGTGGGCCCCTTAATCAGACCAGGACGACGAGCACGGCCGTCACGAGCACCGCCAGGGCCAGGGCCACGAGGGCGTGAACCCCGGGGTCGTCGGACCACTGAAGCCGGCACCGGCGGACCGACGAGGCCCACACGATGCGCCCTGACGGGGTGCGGACATGGAAGGGCTCCAGCGGATCCGCGTACATGTCGACAGCCGTGAGGCGTCCACGCACGCCGACGTGCCGGCCGTACGGGGTGGAGGTGACCGTCACACGGTCGCCGAGTCGGATGGGGCGAGAGGACATGGCGTGTCCCTTCGGAGATGGGTGGTGCTTCGAGTGCCCCGGGTGAGCTATGACGCTCGTACGGCTGGACCGTCCCGGGGCCGACGTCACTCGGCGTCGTCTGCGTGCTCCTCATGGCGCTTCGACGCTTCGCGCCACGTCAACGCGTGTTGGCGGTAGACCTTTCGGGAGTCGTCGGCCAATACGTGTTCGAGCTCCGCCAAGGTTCGCTCGCGCGCGGTTTCTGCGGCTTCCTCCGCGCGCCACTTGACGATCTCTTCCGGGGTGGCGTCGGTCAGGATGAACGTCTCGGTAATACTTTCGAACACCGCAAGCAGCCCGTTCGGCTGCTTGATGATCTGCTGTCCCATGCTCGTCTCTCCTCAGGCAGATGGGTAATGCGAACCTACCGGGCAGCGCTGTCAGCGTTCGCGTCCGTTAGCGCGACGGACTGCCGCCGAAATAGCGGCCGAAGCTGAGGGACTCCAGTACCGCGTAACGGGACAGCTCGTCGCGGGCGGCGTCGCCGGATAGCTCTACGACGCGAGTGGTCGTCCGCCCCTCCATCGTTATGAACTGCCAGACTCCGGGACGTACCTGAGTGGCGTAGACGCGGGTGTCTGTGGCGTCGCGGCTCTTGTAAATGGGGAAGCGCAGGGTGTCCGTGCGGAGCTGCGCTGCGTGCTCGCGCATCTCGCCGGCCAGAATCGGGTCTTCGACGTAGTTGGCTCGCTGCTCCAGACGATCCGCTTCGGCGTTTTCCATCGCCTTCCCTCTCTGCTCAGTCGGTTTGCTTCGAGTGCCCCGCCGCGGGTTCGAACCGCGCGCCCGCCGGGGGAGGTCGGAGGGCTTGCCTATGCGGGGCGGATAGTTCAAAGGCTCCGGTCAACCAGCCGGAACATCTGCTTGGTAACGATCTCCAGGCGTCCGAAGTGGTATGCCGCCCGTGCCGAGTCTTCGTTCATGTCGTTCACGATCTCCGTGTACCGCTGACGGAGTCGCTCCAGCTCGATGGTGTCCATATCTCCTCCTACGGCCTGCCTCATCAGCGCGGGGAGGCCATCGTTTGCGGACGCCCCGGAGGGCGTTTCGGCGTATCAGTACAGGCTGTGCATGTCACGCACGGGCACCGTGCGGTGCTCGCCCGTCCGGACGTTTCGGAGGAGGTAGCGGTCTCCGACCACGGCGCGGCGGACTTTCCACTCTCGACCGCCAACCACCGAGCGCACGCAGCACACGCGGTTGATGTTGTTCATCAGGTCAACGGTGAACATGGCGTCTCCTCAGGATTCCTGCTTGCATCGAGTGCCCCGGGCGGAAGTCGAATCCGCCAGCCCTTACGGGCCACCATCGGGGCGGGTGGGGCGGAGCGTCAGCGACGGACGCCCGGGATAAGGCTCTGGATGATCCGGCTCGCCTCCGCGTAGTCGTCGAGGCTCGGGCCCGTCTCCTGCGGCTCCTCGCGCTCAGCCTGCTCCCTGTCGGATTTGGCACTGAGGCGCGCCTCGTGCTCGTCGTGCAGCACGCGAATGTACGCCAGTGCCTCACGCTTAGTGGCGCGCTCGCCGTCGGCCGTCATCTCGCCGGGGTGGGTGATCATCCACCGAGGGCCGGCGGGGAAGCCGGTCTCACGCGGGTTTTCGGCCGGGCAGTTGTCGACGCTGTACGTGCCGTGGTTCGTGTGGACCTCGTACCGCCCGGGTCCGATGCGCGTCACCTTCATAGTTGCTGCTCCCTGGTGTTCGAGTCTTCGAGTGCCCCGGGCCGGATTCGATCCGGCACCGTCGCGGCCTGGCCGGGGCGGGTGGTGCTAGCGGGTGGCGCTCCGTGCGTTGTTCTCTCGGAGCAGCAGGCACAGGCCCGGAACTGCCGCGTCGTCGATGTCGACGAACCAGCGGTTCGTGTCAAGGTCGTAGTCCGCGGACTCCAGTGCCGCGCGAGCCTCGTCGTCGATGTCCAGGGTCAGCAGCGTTTCGCGGGCCGCGTGGGTGAAGTTGGGCTTCGGGTTCATGACGTCCTCCCCTGCCGGACCCTCCGTGAGTCCCTGGCGTGGCTCCATAGTGGCACAGTTATGGCGTACGCCACAACCCCCTAGTCTCCGGCCAGGAACGCCGCCATCGCGATCACGTCCGCGGCCGTGTGTTCGGTGCCGGCCAGGAGCTCCTTCGCGCGGGTGACGAGGGCTTCGCGGTCAGCTCCCCGCGGCCGGTCGGCCGGCTCTACCTCCTCCGCCCACGTGACGCCCCCTGAGTCGTCGACGACCCGGAACGGCACCTCGTCGTCTTCGATGTCGATGCTTGTCACGCGCCCTACCCGACCTACATGACTAGCGTCCCAGCTGTCGGAGCGCGTGACCCGAACGCGATTACCGACCTTGATGTCCGCCATCTCAGTTCCCCTCCAGGTACGCGGCGATCCGAAGCCAGTCGGCGACGTCCCCGCCCGGCGCCAGGCGCTTCGCGGCTTCGAGGAGTTCAAGGCGAGCGGCACGCTCGTCGGTGACGGTGGAGGCAGCAACGTCGTCGGCCGGCGGCTCGTTGACGGGTTCCAGGCCGTTGCCGATGTGCTCGTAGTCGAATCCCCAGCTGTCACCCGGTTGGTTACCTGTCGTGGCGAAGTCCCCAAACGGATGATCCAGACTGGTAACGACCAGGACATCACCGACGTTGATGGCCGCGAAGTTCAGATCGGCTTCCGTCACGCGGAGTCGATCGCCCGTCCGGACCGTGATGGGGCTGGCAGGCTTCGCCTCTCCCCCGTCAATCTCGTCGCACAGGGCGATGATCCCGCGGGCAAAAGCCCGCGCCTCAGCGGCGGGGATGGAAGCGTTGGCCTTCTCAACGCTGTCGTTGTAGGCCTCGATGTGGACGCTGGCACCCGCGCGGTAGGCCTTCAGAAAGTCGTTCTCCGCCCAGCGGCATTGCGCGTGGAAGGTCTGGCTCATGTTCTCTCCTCGTGGTTTGCGGAGCTCCGTGAGTCGACTTACGGAGCAGGGTCAGAGCTCGTCGAGGTCGGGCAGCACGTCGGACAGCTCGTCGACGGCGTAGCGCACCTCGTCGCCCCAGAGGGCGGCCTCGTCGGGGCGGACGCCCTGCACGTCGTAGGCGTCGAGGGAGGGGAGTCGGGTCATGGCAGTTCTCCAGTTCAGTGAGTGTCTTACGCAGCGATGCCGTGGGCGTCGGCCACCATGCGGGCACGAAGGGCGGCTTCGGCCCGGTACGGCTGGACGGACCCGGGCTTGATGCCGAGGTGGCCTGCAATCTGGGCGTCGGCCATGGGCTCCATACCGACGCCGTGGAACGCCCGCAGCGCGAACGACTGGCGCGGGGCGATCTGCGTCATGAGCCAGTGGGCCAGGTTGCGCCGCTCCGCCACGTCGGTGAGCTCGTGGGAAGTGTCCGGAATCGTTTCGCCAAGGGTCATGTCGTCCCCGTCGCCGGCGCCGGTCGGGGCGTCAAGGCACTCGACGTTGGCGAGTGCGTCGATGATCCCCATGAACGATTCACGCGACATGCGTCGTGTAGGATTCGCGGCGCTCGTGATGATCATCCACGCGGCCTCGATGTCCCCTTCAGTGGTCCAAAGCAACTGACGCACGCGCAGGACGGTGGACGCGGGGGCCGTCAGGCCGACGGAGTGCCGTACCCACTCTTCCGCCACGCTGCGCCGGATGGAGCGGTAGGCGAACGAGGAGAGCTGTGCGGCGGACGACCCGGTGACGTACGCGTGGACGTGCTGTATCAGCGCCACGCGGGCTTCCTGGAGGAGATTCTCCGCGTCCTCGGGCTTTGCACCCGGGGCCACCGCCCGCACGATCCCGACGAGGACGGGCTCATAGGCGCTGACGATCTGCCACATTGCGTCCTGGTCGCCGGCCTGCGCCGCGTGAATCATCTCGTCCGTGACCGTAACCGTCTGGGTGCTCATGTCGTTCCTCCGTGTGTGAGTGACTGGCGTGATTGGGTTATGGGGGAAAACGAGGCCGATCCAGTACCGGCCTGATGTGACGTGCGTCACTCATGCGACGAGGCGTGCGGGTACGACAAAGCCCCCGCCCCTGACGGGAAACGGGGGCTCCGTGAGTCGACTTACGGACCTAGGCGGTGAGGTCAACCATGGGAATGGCCAGGGCGTCGGCCACCGCAACATCAGCGGTCCCCAGCGGGCAGGCGTCCCACTCGGGGAGCCGGTAGAGGGCCTGCACCGACGCCCAGTTGATGCAGTGCACGGTTACGAGCAGGGCGGCATAGGCGCCGGCCAGTTCAGCCAGCGTTCCACGTTCATCAGGAGTCCGCTGGGGCCCTGTCATGACAATCACTCGCGACCCCCCAAGGGACGAAAGCGGATGCGTCCTCCCCCTCCCAGCGGGAGAGCGCGCGATCCATGGATGCGGAGACGCCGAGCACGTACGCGATTGCCGCGGGCAGATATTCAGCGCCGATCTGGAGTTCTGTCGTCAGCGCCTGACGCGCCGAATCTAGTGCTATGTCCTCCGTCGGGCGGGACGGACCGCTCTTCACAGAGCCTCCGGCCCCGCCCTGGCCCGCCGTCGGGCGTCGTCCCCGGGCGGTCAGCGCGTCGTCGTACGCCGCAGACATCTGGCGCAACTCGTCGACCGCTTCCTGAAGGCGGTTGAGCAGTTGTGCCATCCGATGACCGGTGGCGTGTTCAGGACTGTAGGTCACGCTCTGCGGCCGGGCAATTGCCATGCGACGAGAAGTCGCCGTCCAGTCTGATCCCATTCGCTCCCCTATGTACAGATTCGTGAAAACAGGTCAGCGGGTATGACTTGTGGCGTACGCCATGCCTCACCTGCGGATATGGCGTACGCCACAGGTCAACTCTCAACTATTGCCGTTATGAAACCGTGACCTTATGGAGGAGGTGTGAACGTTGCCCGCGGAACTCTCGCCGCGGACCCGTCCGCTCCACTCATCGACGTCATGGGGCTTGACCTGCGAAAACTGACAGCCACTCAGCTACGTCACGGTCGGCCTTCGCCCGGTTGCACTCCGCACACGCTGGCGCGATGTTCCACATCGCATGCACACCGCCCTTTGCAAGCGGAGTGATGTGGTCCATCTCTGGTACAACCATTTCGCTGAACGAGCCGTCACAGTAGACGCAGGACCACCAGTCGAGCTCCTCCCAGTGCTGGACCACTGCGGCACGAGAGGGCCCGTAGGCGGGCTCAATGGGCCTCAAAAGGGGCGTGATGCGCGTGTGGCGGCGGACGAGGCGGTTTGCCGCGGGTCGGTTTCCGGCCATCGCCCGGCGAACGAGCGTTACCCTCCGTGGCGTCGGCGTCATGCGCGGACTAGCTCCGCGGCAGCTGCCTCCTCCGGGTGAGCCGCGTACCAGGGATCGTTTTCGATCATCGTTGCCGCCTTTTTCATGTAGAGCGAGCCCCACGACACCCCACCCACTTCCGGGTCTGTGTCGAGCGGTACGCCGAAGAAGTCCATGCGCATGGACGCACCCACCTCCCGCGCCACGTCCTCCGCGATGTCCGCCGGGGCGGAGCCCAACACCTCGTCATGAATCGGGAGGTACAGGAAATCATCGACGAGGCCCCTGTCATCCATGTCGATCAGCGCCTGACACAGGACGTCGCGTGCAGTGCTCTGAACCGCGTAGTTCGTCGCGGCGTAGACACGGTCCCGGTCCAGCGGAAGGCGCCGGCCGACGGGTGTCCAAACGACATAGCCGTCAGCGCGGGCGGTGCGCTGGAGCCTCGTCGAGTAGCGCCTGATCGCCCGATAGGTGCGGTCGTACGCGCCGATGGCCGTCTTGACGTCGCCCAGCGGAGCGCCGGTCTGACGGCTGAGCGTGGTCGCCCCGCCTCCGTAGACCTTTCCGAACCCCACGCCCTTGCACAGCTTGCGGTGAAACGTCGTGTAGTTGGGGCCGTAGATCAGTTCCGCAGTGAAGCCGTGGAGGTCCCGTCCTTCCGCGATGGCCCGCTTCATGACGGGCTCATCCGCCAGCGCTGCCAAGACGCGCATCTCCACAGCCGCATAGTCGACGCTGAAAATCCGGTGTCCCGGGTCCGGCAGCAGTGCGCGGCGGATGGTCCAGTCTCCGGAAGGGAGCTGCTGGAGCGGCGGCCCGGAGATGGACATGCGCGCCGTCCGGGCCTGCAGGCTGTTGATCTTCGGGTGGATCCGGCCGGCGTCGTCGAGGCCGTCACGCATGGCTATGCCGTACGACGTCGCCCACTTGCCCGCCCTCTTCGACCTCAGCACTGCATCCGCAAGCGGGTTCGGGGTCCGTGTCCCGCGCGGTTGCCACTGCGCGTCAAGGTCGGCCAGGTCGAGGAGGATGCTCTTATCCACCTTCAGAGCGCCGCTGTCAGTGGTCTCCGTTAGCGTCTCCCCCATGCCCAGAAGAGCCGCCGCCACCTGCTTCGGAGCGTTCACCGACGTCACGCCGTACTGCCGCGCGCGGGCCGCGTGATGGCCGGCGTCTTCCTCCAGGCGGCCGACGAGGCCCCGCACGTACTCCTGATCGACGAGCATTCCGCGCCGCTCCATGCGGGCGCAGATGAGCATGATCCGGTGCTCAAAGTCGACGAGGCGCTGAGGGATACCGGCCGACGTCAGCCGCGCGAGCAGTACGGGCAAGAGCCGACTGACGAGGATCGCGTCAAGGCCGGCGTATTGGAGATAGATCGGGTGATTGATGTCGATCTTCCGCCACCCGGTCGCCTTCGTCTCGCCGATACTGCGAAAGACCTGCGTCAGGTCTTCCTGCGTGTCCGGCGCCGAGGGGTCAACGTCCTTGGCGCACAGCTCCTTCAGGCGGAGTCCGTATCCACCCTCGTGTCGGGGTCGCGGATCGAACAGGTGAGCGATAATCTTCGAGTCCAGCGACTTCAGCCCCAGCACCTCCAGGGGCACACGCAGGTGCTTATCCAAGACCAGAAGATCGAAGGTCGCGTTGTGGAAGACGAGTCGAGGCAGCGTCAGCAGGGCCCACCGCGCGGCTTCCTGAGCCGCCGGGCGGCCCTCCACCTGGAGGACCCACGCCGTGTGGGCGTCGCCGACCTGCACGGTGCGCAGGCCGTACGACGGGCTGAAGGTGTCGAGACCCGTCGTTTCGGTGTCGGCGCCGACTATTTCGCCCGCGAGCGCCTTGCGCTCTACCCAACGGCGGAAGGCGTCGAGGTCCGCAGCCGTTTCCGGCACGTGCGTCAGGGTCTCGTCGCCCGCGACGGTGTAGGGGAAAAGCTTCACGCTGCTGCCTCCTCTCGTGCCTGCCCGAAGATGTCTGTTCCGGTCGTGCGGGTCGCGTCGGTCTGGGCCTCGTCCGCTACGGACTCGGCATCGCGCTGCGCCGCCTGCGCCTCTGTGTCGGAGGCAAGGCGGATGCCGTCGAAGCCCCACCGGCCACCGCGCTTGGCTTTCTTGAACCCGCGAGACTCCAGCTCGACGCCCAGTGCCCAGCCGGAGAGCACTTCCTTACGGCTGAGTCCCGCGTCCTCCGCCCACTCCGCGTAGGCGCGACGGACCGCCATCGGAGCCACCCGCGCGCCGACTTCCTGAACCAGCCGCGCGGCAATGAACTCCGCAAGTCGGTCTTCGCTCTCGCGGTAGTCCTGCGTGGCGGTGGCGACGGACGCGGGCTCCTGGAGCCCGTGCTCGTACCACTCCTGTGCGCCGCGCACGGCCCACGCGAGAATGCCTTCCGCCTCCGCACGGAGCTTCTGAGGAAGGGAGGTGTCTGCCGTCGTTCCGCGGTGGAACGTCGCTTCGAAGGGAATCAACTTCACCCGGCGCCAGACTCCGAGATCCTGCGACAGGATCGCCGGCTTGTAGTTGCCTGCGACCATGAGGAGGAAGCTCGGGACGTAGGTGAACGGGTTGCCGTAGAGCCGCCTAGTCGTCACCGGGTCGCCGCCTGTGAGCTGCTTGACGAGAGCCTCCGCCAGGCGGCTGTACTTCTCCGTCTCCGACGCCGTCACCAGCCTCGCGCCGCGGAGCTCCGCCAGTTCGGGCGACGCCTGACCGACGGCCGTCCGCTGCTCGAAGGTGCTGAACTCCGTTGACTTTGTAACGCCGCGGAACACGTGCAGCAGCGCGTCCAGAAACGCGCTCTTCCCGTTGCTCCCCTGGCCGTGCATGAAGGCAAAGCACTGTTCGGCCGTCGACCCGGTGATTCCGTAGCCGACGAGGCGCCGCATGAATGCCGGCATCTCGGGGTGGTTGGGGAACACCTCCGGGAGGAAGGCCTCCCAGCGCTCCGCGCGAGCGTCGGGGTTGTATGCCACGTCGAGGCGGCGCGTGATCATGTCCTCCGGCCGATGCGGGTGCAGGCGGCCGGTTCGCAGGTTGATCGTTCCGTTGGCGACGGACAATAGATCCTCATCCGCGTCGAAGTCCGCGGCCTGCGCCGGTACGCCGGGTACCGACGGAAGCACCTTGATAACGTCCTCGATCGCCCTGTTGGTCAGCGCCTTCAGCGCCAGACGGCGCGCTCCGTCGTCCCCGGACGCGATCAGTTCCGCACCCATCTGGATCAGCGCGGACCGGACGTCTGCACCACCCGGCGTCCAGATGGCCCCATCCCAGACAAGGAAGCCGAGCCCGTTGGCGTACCGCACTCCCCCACCGTTGCGCGCCATGTAGTCACGCAGTCGCACGGCTATGCCGGCGTCCGTCTGGTCGAAGGCTTCGCGAGCAGAGACGCCCATCGTCTGGACTGCGGCGTCAGTGGCGGAGACGTCGGCCGTCTCCCTCGTCTGAGTGGGGGGCGTTGTCGGCGCCAGGTCCACGACTGCCGCCGTACGAACCGCTGCATGGAGTGCCGTGGGGAAGGACTCCGTGTCTCGCTCGCGCCAGTCCGTCAGGTCGTCCCCGTCGTTCGGGATCTCCAGGCGGCGCACCATGACGCCCGCCCGCACGAGGGCGACGGCAAGGGAGTCCGTGAAGCCGGCGCCCGCGCGGTCCCGGTCCCCGGCAATCACGACGTCGAGATCCCGCAGGCCCGCGGCAAGCTCCGCAACGAGAGCGGCGTTCCGCGCCAGTCCGGCGCCGCGAATCGCCACGGCGTCGTAACCGGCACCCACGGCCGTCAGCGCGTCGCCCGGACCCTCACAAATCAGAACGGTGTCAAAGCCGGCGCCGGAGCGCAGGACACCGTACTTCGCCCACGTCCGCCCCTCTACGTTGGTCAGGCCCACCCATCGGGCGGGGCACTGACCCGAGAGGTCGCGGCCCTGGAGACCACGGACGACACCGTCAAATCCGAGGAGCGGAACGGTCAGACGCGGGTAACGCGTGAACCTCGACGAAAGCCACGACTGTGGACGGGAGCCCTCCGCTGCGAAGCCAACGCCAAAGTCCTCCGCCGCCTCCGGCGAGAGGCCGAAGCGCTGCATCAGGTAGTCCGTCGCCCGCGGAGACGACATCAGCGCGGCCGACGTCTCGTCTACGAACATCCGCAGACCGGCAATCTCACCCGGGCCGATGCTCTCCGGCGCCGCTGCGCTGATGGTGCGGGCGCCCTGGCCGTCGACGTTGAAGAGGTCTCCGTCCCGAAGTCGCAGCTTCTCCAGGATTTCTGCGCGGTCGCACCCGGTCCGGCAGACGACGAGGAGCTTCCCGTCATCCTTCAGCGTCAGTTTCAGCGACGGGTGCCGGCGGTCGTTGTGCGCCGGGCAGAGCGCAAGGTAGCCGTCGTGATCCTCCTCCACGCCGCTCAGCCGCGCCAGGATGTCTGTCAGTCGCAAGGTCTCTCCCCTCGTGGGCAAGCCGAAGGGGCGCCCCGAAGGACGCCCCTTTCAGCGGTGTTCGGTTGTGGTGTTAGTCGTGCGAGTAGTGCTCCACCTCGATGCCGTCCCGGCGGACCGTCACCTGTGCGTGGTCGCCAAACGCGTCCATCAGCACGTTCTCGAACTCTCCGGACTCCACCACGCCACGAAGCGCTTGCACCCGGTCGTAGCGCGCCTCGTCCGGCCCCTCATACGGCAGGTACTCCTTCGTCTCCCACTGGTAGCGCCGGTGTCCGAGGGAGGGATGCGAGCTGTTGTCGGCCTCCAGCTCGTAGAGGTCTTCGACCTCCGTGTCCGCCTCCGTGCGCACCCACAGTCCGTACGCGGAGAACTCGCACGGGTCGCCATCGTTGAAGTAGGGCGTGTACTGCCTCCACCCGAACTCGACGATCGTCGGATCGTCGAGAACTGCCTGCATGATGGGCTGAAGATCCTCGATCGGCCGCTGAGCTACGCGGGTGCTCGCCTCGGAGTAGTCTCCTTCAACGGGAATGCCGAGAAAGTTCCGTGCACCGGTCATACTGCGACTCCTTCGGGCGTACTAAGCAACAGGTGTGAGAGCGGAACTGTCTTACGGCGGGCTCCGGACATCCATGGCGAAATAGCCATGCCGGCGATGTAGTCCGTCGGCGAGGGAAGCCAGCCGAGATCCTCCAGGATGTGCCGCTCGGCGATCAGGCGGACGGGGATCCGCTTCCGCCCCACCGTCAGCGTGTCGCCGAATATGCGCTGACAGAGGTAGACGCCGGCCGTGTGGTGATAGAGCGACCGGTGCCGGACGTCACCGATGATCTGCTTTGAGCTGTCGATGAACTCTTGTATCGGGAGGTAGTCCTCCGGCGTACCGCCCCACTTGCGGGCAGCTGACTGCGCGTGGTGCCAGGAGTTCACGATGCCTCCCGGATGATCACGACAGCCTCACCCGGAGCCAGGTCGTCGACTAGGTCGCCCAGGTGCTCCCAGACGCTGACCATGTCCGCGTCGGACACCGATACATCCGCCTCTCCACGCTGGAGCGACCCCGCGTTCACCTCCAGCCGCCCCACAGCGCGCGTCACCTTCCACGCGTCGAAGGTGCTCACGCCGCCTCCCGGAGTTCCTCGTCGATGCCGTACCAGCGGTCAAAGGACTCGTCCTGGAGCGCTTCCTCCATGAACTTCAGCCGGTTCATCAGCCGCACATCCGTCGCCAGGTCCCGCACGACGTACGCGTCACCGACGCCCTTCATGCGCCGCTTGACGACCGCACAGCCGAACGGTTGGCCGGCGTGGATGGCCTCTCGGTTAGCCTGCGCGATGTAGTCGGAGAGGGTGATCGTCTTCTCCGCCTTCGCCTCCAGGGCGTGGAGGTAGTAGCCGTCGATGTCCCCGATGTCCTTCGCGCCCGTCTGCACGTTGCGGTGCGCGGCGGGGTTGTGGTGCTCGCGGAGGTAGGCGACGACGAGGGATTCAAAGGCGGTGCCCTTTGCCTTGTTGGGGTTAGCCATCGGCGCCGCCCATCAAGCTCCGGTAGAAGTCCTCCGCCACCTGCGGGTAGCAGTCCTCCCCGGTCTCCTCGTCGCACTCCAACGCCTTGTGCTGGTCATAGTCCTGGTGTGCCATGAAGTTCCGGAGAGCGTCCTCCACGTCGGCAACGGTGGGCGGCGTGACGCCGACGTGCGCCGGTACGGTGCCGTCCGCCTTGCGGAGGACGACCACGTTGTGCCCGAGTTGCCCGCTCCGCGGGTGCTCCGACTCCTGCCGGCCGTACTGCGCGGAGATGTCGATCCGCATCGACAGGTTGCCGGTCCGGCTACGGAACGCGGTGCCGACCTTGACGCGTCCGTGCGTGGTGGATGCGGAGAGGATGTAATCACCCTCTTCGATTTCGACGCCGAATGAGTCCTTCACTGTGCGGCCTCCCACTTCCCGGCCTCGTCCCGTCGGCTGCACGTCTGCCACGCCAGTTCCGTGCGCTCGACTTCCACGCTCACGACGCGGTACTTGTGCTCTCGTTCGTCGTAGTTCGTCGCCCAGTGCGTCTCCTGCGCCTTCTCCGCCGCATCACGGCCCGCCTGGACGCGCGCGGGCGTCTCGCGGGTGTAGGGGCCGCGGACGGTGTAACGGATCTCCTCGTCGTAGCCGTCGAGGTAGTAGGGCTCCGTCTCGCGGAGCTCCCACGTGTAGGCAGGGTTCCTACGGCGCTCCTGGTATCCGACTACAGAACGCCAGACTTCTCCGTCGTTCAGGCTTACGTCGACGGCCATCAGACCATCCCCTCTCGGTTCATCACGTGCACGAAAGCCCCGCGGGCGAACGCCACGCCGGCCGCTTCCCAGTAGCGGGGCCAGTCCCTCCGCGTCGTCGCGTCGGGGCGGATATAGATGCAGTCGTCAGGCCCGCAGTCGCGGACGTCGCCCAGGGCGGGAGCGCCGGCGGACTCGATGACGTGGAGGGCGCCCATCAGTAGTCCCCCGTCTCACAGCTGCAACGCGCCCATCCCCGCTGACTACGCTTCGCGCAGTCCGGGGCGTGCTTCAAGGTCGAGACGGCGTAGTCCGCCGCTCTCGCGACGACGTGCGCCGCAACGTCTTCGATGTGGTCGCTGTCGTAGCTGGGAAGGTCTGTGGCTTCCGCGGACAGCACCTCCAGCGCTGTGCGGATCTCCTCCCGCACAATGCGGCGGATCGTGTCCTCGTCCATCCGGTCTCTCCTCCGTCGTGTGGTCCTACGCCGAAAGCCCCCGGGACCGAAGTCACCGGGGGCTGAGGGTGGGGCGGTTAGATCTTGGTCAGGGGGCCGTAGTCGTCGACTACCGACATCAGGGAGTCGCTGTACTCGTCGATGTCGCGCCGCCCGTTCATGCCGCCGCGCGGGACGCCCTTGATGGCTACGAACCGCCACGTGTCGCCGTCCTTGTCGCGGTACTCCGCGTCCAGGTCGTACGTCACGCCGTCGTGCTCGAAGGTGCTGGCCGGCGCCTCGTCGAGGAGTGCGACCTCCGCTGCGTAGAGATAATCCCCGTCGTCGAGTTCCACCCTGAACTGATGCGCGTCACCATCCTCTGCGCGCCAGTCGAGGCCGACGGCAGTCACCACCCCGGTGCGTCCGTGACACCGGGATGCGTAGGTGGCCCGGACTACCCGCACCCGGTCGCCAACCTTGATCTCTCGGGCCTTCACCTCCACCCTGCTGAGTGAGTTCTCAGTCGGCACCATGTGTGTCCCATCGGACTTCTCCACAACCCAAATGGCGGCGTCGTGGTGGCCCGACTTGAACGGGCCCGCTACAAGCGTTCCGCCCCCGCCGTACTCGTACTTCACCTCGTCCCCGATGGCGAACTTGGGTTCTGCGGTCAGTGCGCCCACCGACACGCCCGACTCACGCCCGTTCTCCAGCCTCACCACGACGCAGGTCTGTCCGAACGTGTTCTCGTAGGGTCCGTACGTCACCTCCGCGCGGCCTCGGCTCTCGTGCCGCACGCTGTCGCCAACCTTGAACGTCACTGCTGTCCCTCCGCGATGCCGATGACGACGACGTGTTCAGCGCTGACAATCTGCTCCGCCAGCGTCGAGCGGGCGATGAACCCGCTGTCCCGGCCGGTCGGCTTGACCTTCAGCATCGGGACGATGCGCCCGCTCTGCCTGCCGCTCTTCAGCTCCTTGACGACGGCTTCACTGTTCCGCACCCGGTTCCCCTGGCGCGTCGGGTAGGCGATCAGGACACCGGGGCGGATCTCCGCTCCGGTGAAGTCAGTCAGTCGGGCCTTAGCCATTGCTCTCCTCCGTGTGTGCCTCTTGTGTAAGCAGCCACTTGAACGCGTGGTACGCCTGATGTGGAACCACGCCGTTGCCGATGCGGCCGATCTGTTCCTTGTGCGTGAGTCCCGGGACGTCCGTAACCCATCCGGGCTCCAGCCCCATCAGCCATTCGGCGAACTTCGGGGCGAGCTTCAGGCCGCCTCGCGGCCCGCGCATGACGGGAACCGGTGCTGCCGTCCCGCGGATGCACTCCCACCGGTAAACGGCGCGGGCAAACTCGCCCCACCACTCGGCCGGCGAGTGCGGCCCCTCGTCGGGCAGCTCGTCGTCAGGATCGACGTTCAGCAGGAAACAGACTTCGTCCTCCAGCGTCGGCCCGTGTCCGCCTGCTTTCCGCTTGTCCGGGTGCTGGGCGGACCCGTTGTTCGCCAGGTTCGCCGTCGGCGTCTTGAAAAGCTTTTCCGCCTTCTCCCGAGGGAAGAGACGACAGACAGCCGTCACGAGGTCGTCTCCGCCGCTCCCCTTGCGGTCCCGCTTCGCGTAGTCAGGTCCGCGGTAGGCGTCAGCTACCGTCGGAGTCGGCAGATGAGGCAACGCAGAACCAGCGGTCCCGATGATGCGGAGCCCCGATGTCGGAAGCTCGTAGAGTCGTCCACCGCGCGTCATACCCGATGTCGTGAAGCGATGTGAGCACTGCTGCTTGTCCCCGATTTCGGAGTGCCCCAACGTTCTCCAGGAAGACGTATCGCGGTCGAAGAACCCGTACGGCTTCAGCGACGTTGAACCAGATTCCGGAGCGCTCACCCTTGATCCCCTGCCGTCGGCCTGCGTTCGAGATGTCCTGGCACGGGAACCCGGCCGTAATGATGTCGATGCCTTCATCGAGCAGCCCGCCCCACGACTGGTAGCGGATGTCACCGATGTTCGGAGCGTCGGGGAACCGGTGCGCCATCACCTGGCATGCGGCCCCGTGGACTTCGGCGACGACGGTGACTTTGTCGCCGGTCAGCTGCTCGACTGCGATTCCAAGGCCGCCGTATCCGGCGCAAAGCTCAAGAATCGGCATCCTCTCTCCTCTTCAGTGTGCGTAGAATCGTGGATACGCCCGCCCCTCCCGACCGCAATTCGGGAGGAGCGGGCGCAGACTTTTGCCGTCAGGCGGCGTCAGCGAGCGGCGCGGCCACCTCGTAGGCGCTGAGCACCTTCACGACCGGCTTGTTGTAGGAGACGTCGCGGCCCGCCTTGGTCGTGTAGCTGACGTTCTCGATCGAGAGCGTCGCGCGGACCGGCCGGCCCTCGTAGGCGTCGACGTCAGCGAGCACGTTGTGCAGCACCTTGACGAGCTCCCACGAGCCGGAGTTGAAACGGAAGAGGCCGATCTCCGGCGCCGCTGCCAGCTTGAACACGATGTCGATGCTCGGCTTCGGCCCGCGGCCCGCCTTGGCCTTGTCCTTGCGGTCCTGAAGGAGCGGCGGGCACCCGCAGGGAACGCCCTTGTCCTCGTCCGGCGAGAGGAACTCCACGCCGTCGCAGTGGTGGACGAGGCCGGTCATGCCGAACAACTTCATGGAGGCATCGATCTTGTCGGACGACTCGATGATGATCTCGACGGAGGCGCTCTCCGTGAGAACTTCGAGGTTGTCTTCCTTGTCGGTGTCCCACTCCTCCGACTCACCGCCCATCAGGCGGGCGATTTCCGCGGCCACGACAGGATCACCCGTCGTGACGCGCCAATGGTTCAGCGCCTCCGGCTGCTTACCGACGAGACGGCCGGATCGGAAGCGGCCCACGAAGTCGTCAGAGAACTGACGCTCGCGCGGCTTCGAGTCGGGGTCGGTCTCCCAGATGCGGCGAATGTTGTCTGCCAAAGTGTGCTCCTCGCGTGAGTGTCTTATGTCGTTCGGGCGTTCTCCGCCGCCCACACATGAGTTATGGGGGAAACGAGGCCGGATCCAGTACCGCGAGCGGCGCTATTTTTCGGCGCCGTAAAGGTGGTCTGCGAGCCAGACCACGCCAGCAACGGCCGCCGCCTGACCGGCACGCGTGTGGAGGGACCGCTTACGGGCGCCCAGCACGTAACGCAGGTGCGACGAGAGAGGCGCGTCCGGATGCCCGCCCCGCAGTGCGGCGTATTCCGCGGCAGTGAAGTAGGCGGCCCACCCTGCCCATACGAGGGCCCAGCGGGCGCGGGGTGTCACGTGGCGTCCGTCAGGTAGGCCGTCAGCCGGCCGTCTTCCAGACGCCACACAACGGAGCCGCCCTCCACGCTCACGCACTCCTGCGGAGCTCCGTAAGTCGACTCACGGAGCGCGCCGTACTCCCGCTCCATGCGCGGGACGAAGGGACGACGCTCCCGCTGGGCGTCCTCCAGCTCACGCAGCGATTCGTACACGGGTCGGAGGTGGCTCTCCATGAGGTCCGTCGCTGTTTCGAGGTCCACCATGGCCTTGCCGCGGACACGCTGGACCTCCACAACGAATTCCCGATGCCGACGCAGCTCCGCGGACAGGTCGGCAATCTCCTGCGCCTTCCGCTCCAGGGCTTCCCCGCCGTGGTTGAACTCGTCGACGGCACGCCGGCGGGCGGAGAGCCAGGCAAGGCGGTATCGGCGCTCTCGTTTCTCCGTGCGACGAAGACAGCCCATGAGTAGCCGCACCGCCGCTTGCGCCCGCTCCGCCTTGTCCTCCGCGTCGACGAGGTCCGTCGCCAGGGACCGCGCGCTCTCGTGGTAGTACGTCTCTATGCGCTCTTCGCGCGTGCGCTCCGGGGTCACACCCACTGATCGTCCTCCTCCTCGTCGTTTTCGCTCGGGTCCCACGGTGCGCACTTGTCCTCGTCGAGAATGGCGCGCAGATGCGTGGCCAGTAGATCTGTCAGGTGCTCGCCCGGAAGCCACGCGGCGGCGTCAATGCGCTTCAGCGCGCCGGCGAGATGCTTCGCTGCCGCGTCCTCCGCAACGTCGCCGTACCGAGTGCCCGGCCTATAGGCCGCAATGCGAACGCCGTCGCACAGCAGCACGGTTCCGATGGTCGCGCCGATGTCCCGGGTAACGACCTCCACGGACCCGAAGGCCACCCGCCGCGACCGGAAGTCGAGGACGGTCCGCTTGATCACGTGCACTGCCCGGTTAGACATCGCTCTCCGCCTCTCTCAGGACCGTTCCGACGACCGACGCCCACGCGTGTACCTGACGTGACACTGCGCGCTCTAGGGCGTCATACAACGGTTTCTCGTACACCGTCAGTGCCTCCGCCGACGTCGGCCCCGACTTCAGCAGCAGCCGGAACCGCAGCGCGCGGGCGTACCGCTGGTAGGCGCGCAACTTCTCCCGGGCCTGCGCCAGCTCCCAGTACGTGCGTTGGGCACGCTCATACTCCCAGCCTCCGCCTTCGCAGGTCCGGCAGTCCGCCGCGCGACCGTGCCACGGAGTCTCGCGGAAGTCCTCACGGTCCCTCCGGCGTCGACACAAGCCGACGCACAGCAGCGTGTTCTTCCCGCCCGGGTGCCGTCGCTCAAAGTCGTCGCGGACGGCGTCGGCCAGGGTGTAGCGGCGGGGGTTGGCGTCAGCCACGGCCGCCACCTGCAATCGCTCCTAGCGTCCCGCACAGCCACACGCCGGCGGCTTGCTCGGCCATCGTCGGGGACCAGCCGCGGGACTCCAGTTCGCGGCGCATCCCGTCGGCTGCGTCGTAGATCGGGATCAGGATGCCCGCCATGTCGAGCATGCCGACGGCCAGTTGCTGGCGTACCTCTTCCGGATCGAACGGGGTGTCAGGGGTTGTCATCGTGCGCCGCCCCTCGGGTCGTGGTCTCCGATGTACGCCGTCACGGCCCGAAAGCGGGCGATGTCGTCTGCCTCCGCCTGCCACTTCTCGTGCGCCCTCGTGCACGCCGCCACAACGGCCGACTGCGCGTCGTCGTGCTGGCTGTGAAAGACGTACGAGTACGCGCCCCGGACAGCCGTGGAGCCGACGCGCCGTCGGCGCCGGATGTCGACGCGCAGCCCGACGAGGTGAGTGTCTTTGATTCGGTAGAACCAACCGTCAGGCAGCTCCGGCGCGCCAGCTGCGACGAGCTCAGCCATGCTCACTGTCGTACCTCCAGTGCGGCCCGCAGCTCTGCCGCCTCGTCCCACTCCTCCGGGTCCCCGTACGTCCGCACGAGATTCAGCGCGCGCTGAACGAGCGCCAGCTCGCGCCCGGTCAGTTCCACGGTGTACGACGCAGTTTCGGTAATCTTGGCCATCAGTCCTCGTCCTCCGTCTCCAGGAACCGCGCGACACTGATCACGTCGTGCACGCCGTAGCCGTCCGGCCACTCGCGCGACGAGATGAAGCCGTACGCGCTGGACAGGAGGTCCATCCGGCTGAGCTTTTCCTCGTCGTCCTGCGCGGCCGGGGAGAGGGCAGGGTCGGTGCGGGTCATGTGGTCACCTCCGGGTCGATCAGGTCTGCGATCAGGTCCACGTCCGTCACGCGCCGGCCCGCCATGCGGATCACCCCGGCGTCCATGGCGCGGATATGCTCCGCCAACTCGTGCGCGTGACGACGTCGCGCCTCCACGACGACGGCCTTCGTCATCGCCGCGTACTTGCGGGTGGCTTCCTCCGGCGACACCGTGCCGGCAGCCACCTGGCAAAGAAGCCAGTCAGGGCCGCCGTTCCGGGGGCCGTGAGCCTCGTGGCAACGTGCGCGCCTCATGCAGTCACCTCCGGGTCGATCAGGTTGGCGGCCCACTGAGCGCCGTTGTCGAACATGTCGACGTGAATCTCAGGGAGGTCCGTCGTGCGGATCTGCTCCGCAAGTTCGTGCGCGTGCTGTGTCAGGAACCGTTCCGCGAAGAGCGATGCGTCTACGGCGTCGAGGCGCGCGTAATCCTGGAGGAACTCCGTCAGCTTCATCTGTGTGCTCACCGGTACTGCCTCCACTCTTCCTTGACCCGCGCGACCATGGCCTTCGCGTCCTTCTCGTTGTGCTGGTACGTCCCGCCGCGCGACTTCAAGAGCAGATGCGCCAGTCGGCGGACGAGCAGTTCCTCCGCAGTTACCACGGGAGGTTCACCTCCGCCTCGTCGACGAGGGCTCGAAGGTCCGCGGCGGACATGACGACAGTTGAGATGGTCTCGCCCCTGGCGTTTCGGGTCTCCAGGTCGTAGGCGTGGTTCCCATGCGGCCGGATGGTGACGGTCGAACCGTCAGCGGTGTGGATGGTGCTGCCTCCGTTGATCACGAGCGCTCTCCTCTGCTTTGTGGGTACACGCCGAAAGCCCCCGGCGCCGAAGCAACCGGGGGCTGAGGGAGCGCGTGAGTGGCTCGCGCTAAAAGGCCGTCGTGACAGGGAGGCTCAGCTCCACGTAGGACTCCGTGGTGTCGCCGTCGCAGACCTCGTTCAGATCCATTCGGTAGATCGGTGACCCGCTTCCGTTGTCCAGTTCGTATCCATCGTCCGCGGCAGCCTGAATCGCTGCTTCAATGGCGCGGGCGTGCTCTTCGAGGGTCATGCCTCGTGTCCCTTCATCCCGTTCAGCACAGCCGCAACGGCGTCCGCGGCTTCACGTGTCGCGTACGTCGTGAGTCCCCACGACTGGCGAGCGGAGTTCCGACGAGCCAGGAACCACCGCCCCGGACCATCCGCCCGTACCTCGTAGCTGATCCGTGCACACCGCTCGACGCGCTCGCTCTCCAGCGCAGCCGCGTACTCCTCCGGACTCATGCTCTTCTCCTCAGTGCGGTGTCGGGCACGCGCCGCGCATGCAGCCGTGCGTCCAGCAGTAATCGGGGCTGCGCTGATCGTTCGGTCTCATCGCTTCCTCGTCGACGGGGCCTTGGCGGCCGGCGGCTTGGGGGCTGCGGGCTTCGGTGCCGCGGGCTTCGCGGTCTTCCGGGCCTTTGGACGGTCGATGTCGAGCTCCACGCCCGTCGACGAGGCCGGCTGGTCGTCGCATGCGGCGACGGTGAATCCAAGGAGCAGCGCCAGGACGACGAAGGCGGCAACGTGGGCAACGACGAGGCGCTGTCGCGTGGTCACGCCGCCTCCCACTTGCCAGCGTCGTTGTGGTCAAGGGTGACCTTGAAGACGCTGCGGGTCTGCGTGTGGAAAATGCAGATCCCTTCGGGGTTCATGAAGCCGGGGGCCGCGTGGGAGCCGTGCAGCTTCAGGCTCATCAGAGCGTGGTGTACCCGAGCCTCGCTAAACGTGCCGTGATACATCACGGGCACTGCACTGAGGGAGCCGTCACGGAGCTGAATGACGGGGTCGATGTCGCCGTGCATCGTCTCTTGCCCCACCCATCGTGAGGTGTTGAACAGGCTGAACCGGCGCTCGGTCATGCCGTAACCCCGCTGAATACCGTGCCCCCACCACTCGCCGTAGTGGAGGCCGGTGCCGAGAATCTGGTGCAGGCTGTCAGCGTTGGTGTGCACCCACTTCGCGAACCCGTAGTTGTCGCTGTCCGGCGTGATCAGCCGGTTCCGGGACTGGGCGGCAACCCGGCCGTCCTCCGCAATGTGGATTGCTGCGTTGGTGCCGTCGATCTTCTCCGTGATGACGATGTCTCGGAAGAGCCGGGCTGTCTTGGGCCAGGGGGTGAACTCAAAGTCGGTCATGCTCTCTCCTCTGCGCATGCGTGAGAGCGAGACGTCCACGTCGGACGCCCCGCTGTGTGAATGACTCGCGTTACTTGGCCTGGCGGAGCTTCGTGATCGTCGCCGCGAGAGCGTCGATGCCGAAGACGATGCCGAAGGCGGTCCAGTAGCCGATCGCCGCCACGGGCAGGAAGCTGTGCAGCGCCCCCATCAGGATCATGAGACCGAACGCTTCCACGGGCAGGAGCGCAACGCCGGTGACGAGCTTCTCGAACCGGTCCTCGTTCATTCGCTCTCCTCCCCCAGCAGGAACCGTGCGAAGGTGTCGACGGCCGACACCTTGTTGGCCAGGCTGACGCCGTCCTGATAGCCGCGGGCGTTGGTGGACATCGACTCGACGTGCTCTCGGGCGAGCTTCAGAGCGTCGGCGCGGGACATGACGGGATCGACCCCGCTGCGCTGCCCAACAAGCTGCATAGCTGCCTTCAGCGACAGAACCTCAGCCCGGAGCAGCTCCAGGAACTCCGCTACCTCCTTCGGCAGGTCGTCGGACCCGGGGTAGCTGCCGTGACAGGTGTACTCCTCCTTGACCTTCGACAGCAGCTCGTCCATGCGGCTCACTCGCTCTCTCCCTTCAGCCGCGCAATCTCGCGGGCCTGGCTCACGATGGTGTTCTTCAGATCGGAGACGAGGGAGTCCAGCAGCGCCCGCATGGCCACGCTCTCCGCCAAGCGCTGAAGTTCCTCGTCTGTATGGGTGTGCTCCTCTGTGGTCAGCGTCCGCCACACAACCCCCGGAGCGACGCGCCGTTCATCGGCGGCCGTTGTGTGGAACACCACCCGCCGTGCAGCCGCTCGCGCGGTGCGGTTCTCCGCGATGAGCTCAGCGTTCTTCTCCCGCTCCTCACGCAGTTCGCGCTGAAGGGGAAGAACGCGCTTGGCCTCCATCTGCTCCAGCGCCGTCTTCCAAGCGTCGCGCTGCTCGCGGGCCTCGTCGCGCTCTGCCTCGAACTGCTCCGCGGCTTCGTCTGCCGCTTCCTCACGGGCAATGGCGGCGTCGGCCCGCTCCTTCTCCTTGCGCAGCAGATCACGCAGGCTGCTGCATGTTCCCGCAAGGTAGTCGCGGTCCCGCACCATTGCCGTGACAGCGTCCGTCACGCGGCGCATGTGGTCGGCGTCCCAGCGGTGCCCGGGGCCGGCGTCAATGTCGACGTCGAGAGTACGAGCGACGGCGTCGACGACGCTCCGGGCTTCGCCTCCGCGGGAGTTCTCCGCGTACACCTCCCCAAGCGCCGCGTGCTCTAGTCCCCCAATCATCCCCACAACCTCACCGACGCTCAGCACGCTCCGGCCGGCCAGGCTTACGCGCGCCGCACGGTAAGCGGCCCTCAACCCGGAAATCGTCATGCCACCCTCCGCTGGGTACCGGTCTGGAACTCCCCGCCGCTGGCGATCGGCTTGCCGATGACGCGCTTCTTCCCTTCCCGCTCCCAGTCGAAGACCCCGCGCAGGTGCAGGAACGTCTCGAACACCTCCGGGCCGCACTCGACGGGGTGCAGTGCCCAGCCCTCCGGCCGAACATGGAGGGCCGCTCCACCGACGAGCTCAGGCACGTCGACGGACTCGCCGTTCGCCGCCAGAATGATGCGGTCGGCGTAGCGGTAGGCCGACAGCTGGAGCGCCACAGAGTCGTAAACGCTCTTCGACGTCTTCCAGTCGACGATCACCGTCTCTCCGTCAATGACCGCGATGGCGTCGAAGCTGCCGGCGTAGCTGTGCGTGTCGCTCCAGACCGTCTCCTCCAGGTGGAGGAACTCCGGCTGAACTTCCTGGAGGAACTCGCTGAACCAACGCACGTGCGGCTTGACGTCGGCGTGCACGTGCCGCGGGTTGACCGTCTCGCCGCGCGCCAGGCGCTCGAAAAGGTCGTGTGCCGCAGATCCTAGGTCGGACGCTGCCGTCGTCTTCCGGCGGTGCGCGTTCTTCAGGTAGTCGACGGCGCCCTTCGGGTCACGCTTGCAGAGCTCGCTGACGATGTCCCAGTTATTGACGGCCGCCTCCGCGGCTTCCTTCGCCGCCCAGAACGTCAAGTAGTCCTTTGGCAGCATGCCGCCCACGGACGTCACGCCGGGCACCTTAATGTGTGCGTCATCCGGGTCGATGTAGAAGCGGGACCCGCCCCGCTTGATCGTGCTTACTCCGGCCATCTGCCCTCCGTCTGCTGTTGCTTACAGAGGGGTTATGGGGGAAACGAGGCCGGATCCAGTACCCAGGTTCAAGATTCTTTCGGCCGCCTCCCCCAAGACAAACCAGGGGCCGAAGTACCAAAACTGACCCCCACTTCCACTTTCTCTATAGCGCGTTAGAGAGAAACTGAAAGTAGGGGTCAGGTTTGCTACTTCGGCCCCACGGAGGAGGAAGCGCATGCGCGACGATGGGGCGCGTTAGGCCGCTGACCTGCGGCGACTGTGCCGCCGGAGCCTGGCGATTGCCTTCTGAGCGGCCTCCAACTCCTCGTCCAGTTTGGCGCGCTGTCCGTCGGTCATGCCGTCGATGATGTCAGTCGACAGCTGACTGATGATCGTCGCGGCGCCCTTGCTCAGGCGCAGGTGGTCCGCGACGAGGGAGCCACTGGAGGAAGGGGCGGCGGGCTCCACGGCCGGCGCCGCCTTCTTCGACTTCTTCCCGACGTCTGCCGCTGCGAGTTCGGCGCGGGCGACCGTGACGATAGCCGCACGGGACGCACGTCGTTCGCGGCCACGGGCTACGGGGCTGAGAGTTTTCAGGCCGTAGTCCTCCAACTCCTCCGCCGACAGCTCGTCGCGCAGGATGTTGCCGATGTGGTAGCGGACGGCCCCCTGAATCGTGTCCTGACTGTCCTCGGGGATGTTGGCCTGCCGGTAGAGCTCCTGCGCCTTCCCGCGGTAGTCGGCGCTTCTGCCCACCCAGTCTGTACGCCCGTCGGTACCGATGCACCGGCTTCGCAGGGCTACGAGGACGACCGCGATTGACCGCAGGAGCGTCTTTTCTACGTCCTTCACGCGGTTGTACTCGCGGACGTATGCCGCTCCACGGGCTACGAGCTGGTCAGTGCTCTCGTCTTGGATGCTGGCAAGAGACAGTTCGGGAGACGCTGACGAGACACGTGCGACCGGTCCTCGTCCAACGTGGACGGGGTCAGAGGTCGGGGACATGCGTTAGCTCCTCACGGTGGGTGTAGGCACAGCGTAGCGTCAACTTAGGGCGCCCTGTCTAGAGCGCCCCTTGTGGACGTTACGTAAAAGACTTCCCGCAGATACCGCAGATGATAGGACCAAGATCGGCCACCGACTGCGCCGCCCAGATTCGACGCGCCGGGGTGCATCCGCACCGGAACGACGGCCGACCTGCGCGTTTCGACGCCGACTTAGGTGCCTCCAGGTGCGGCAGGACGTCGGGCAGGATGCGCGCGAGAGCCTCCATGTCCGGGACGTGCGCGGCCCGGGTGGCTGACGTCATCCGCGGGTCTGGGTACCCCTTGACCCGGTCGCGCTCCCGCTCCTCCGGCCATTCGAGGCCTACCTCTATGGCGGCTTTCAGGTAAGCGTCATTGTGGTAATAACCGCGGGTGGCGGTGTCCTTGATCCCTCTCCGCCAGCACAGTACGTGCGCAGCATCGTGGAGGAGGGACGTCACAATGTCCTCAGGGCCGGCACACAGGACGTCGAGGCTGACGGCCAAGCCCTGAAGCACGTCCCCCGGGGTAAGGCTCCACCTGTCCGGCCCGTGGTCAGCGGGTGGCGCTGTGGTCACTACGGCAATTTGCGCTTCTGGTAGATCAGGTAGGTCCGCTCTGATGCGGGTCCACGCGGTCGTTAGAGCGTCTACCAAAGCGCCGGGTGAGGTCGGCATGATCGCTAGGGTACGCCCGGAAATCTCCACCACGATCCCTCCGTGAGTCGACTTACGGACGAGGCTGGAGGAAGTGTGCCCCGTTGTGCCCTCTGCCAGGCGACATGAAACAACTGTGTGCCCTAAATCACAGGTTCCTCCGCCTCCTCCGTCAGGCGTCTGGAGCGGCCATGGTCATGCCGGAAACGCAAAAAGCCCCCGCCCTCCCACAGGGGGAAGACGGGGGCTTCGGGTGCTACTGGTCAGTCGTTGGGCTGACCCGCTTGCGCGTCGACTCGCCGATGATGATCGGGAGGACGACGGCTCCGATTACGGCTACCTGTTCCACGTAGCCGCTGACGTCGAGGCCAAGCCAGGCGCCGGCCGCGAGGATGGCTGACGCGAGTGCCGCGCGCAGTCGTACAGGTTCCTGCGCTGCGAAGAGCTGCGCCGCAACGAGGCCGCGGAGCACGGCATCGTTGACGGCCGACTTGACGCGGTTGACGACGTCCTTGACCAGGGTATGGAAGGGCTTCATGTGGTCCTTTCAGGAGAGGGATCGTGCGTACTGACGGCGCGACTCGTCGGTGTGGAGGGCTGTCCACACCGCGTGCGTCCGCACCTTCAGCTCACTTAGGGAGCCTGAGTTGTTGATCACGTAGTGCGCGTCCGTGGCCGTCAGCGCACCTTCGGACTCGTGGTCCAGCTGCAGCACGCCCGGCCGGTCGATGTAGATCAGGTGGAAGCCGGCACGGCGGAGGGACTCGGCCTCGTTGGGGTAGCGGACGTCGGTGATCACGACGGGTCGCCCCGTTGCGCGGTTGACTTCCTCCGCTCGGGCCAGACCGGCGCGGAGCCAGACCTCGGGGTCAACGGTGCGCATGGCGGCGCCGAGCTCCTGAAGGATGCGGCGGACCTCGGGTTCTTCCTTTGCCTGCTCCCAGCCGCCCCACTCGACAACTTCGGACAGCCTCGTGTTCTCCGTCCCGTAGCCGTCGACGGTGAACGAGTAGACGACCGGGTCCAGCCGCAGCGCCGCTTCCTTCAGCGGGTCCGCGAAGGCGACGCGCTCGTATCCGGCGGCCTCACGGAGGATCCGTCCGACGGTGTCCTTGCCGACGCGTGCTCGTCCGATAAGGCCGATGTTCATGAGCGTCCCTCTCCCCTGCTGTTGGTGTTGCAGGGGTTATGGGGGAATCCCGGGCCGATCCAGTACCGGCCCCCAAGATTCTTTAGAGCGGCAGCAGCGGCGTCAGGGCACGCGTCATCCACCGCGCGAGTGCCTCGTGTCCCGCGTCCGTCGGGTGCACCGTGTCGGCGCCGATGTACGTCGCGGCGTTGGCGGAGGTGATGAACGGCGTCTGGGAGCTGATCACCGTACCGGCCTCGTTCCTCGTCTCGCCCGTCACGAGGGAGACGAAGGGGAGGCCCGCGGTCTGCGCCGCAGTCCGAAGGGTGGTGTCCGTGTTGGTGATGCCGGCACCGGGCGACGCTGTCGGAGCGATGGGCCCGACCACGATGATCTGCGTCGACGGGAGCGCGGTCTTTGCCGCGGAGTACAGGGATGCGGCGGCCGTCGCGATGGCCGGCTGAGATCCCCCGTTGTCGTTGTACCCGCCCTTGATGATCAGGACGTCAGGCGAGTAGGCCGTGACGTCGGCCGCCAGGCGGTCACCAAAGACTGCGTAGCTGCCGGCAGTGACGTAGCCCGTGCCTCCGCGCGCCTGATCCCAGACGTCCGTTACGCCCAGCATTCGCGCCGCCCGGTAGAGCCAGGTGCCTGTACCTCCGCCGGAGTTCTGCGTACTGCCGTCGGTGATCGAGTCCCCCAGCACCATCAGCCGCCCGCGGGTCGTCACCGGACGGTAGAGGCGGTAATCAGAGCCGATGTAGATCCCGCCGAACGGGACCGAGTAAAGATCGAGCCTGATCCGCCGGTACGTCGAGGAGCCGAAGACGACCTTCAGCATGTGGCCGCTACCGGCCGTTGTTCCTCCGACGCTCTGAGGGGCCAGGGTGACCGGGCGTCCGTCGATGGTGAGGCGGTACATGCTCGCGGAGCTGATGTACTTGAACCGCATTTCGAACTCAGGGGCGTCCGTGACGAACTCCAGGGCCCACGAGCTCTGACCTGACGCGTACGTGTGCGGGATCTTGCTCGTCGGTAGGGCATAGGACGTGTCGGGCGCAGAGGCGCCGATAGCGAAATCGGACGCTCCGAGGAAGAGGAAGTCACCGCGGACGTCGCTACCGCTCAAAGTCACCAGGGGCGGAGCGTGCTTGATCGGCGTCGCAATGCTGCTCGTCGTCGTCTGTGCTGTCGTGATCGTCGGGGCGCTGCCGGAGTAGAGCGGGTCGATCAGCGACGGATCCGGGATGCCTCCGCGTCGGATGCTCTTCCGCTGCTGCGCGGCGAGAGTCGCCTCCGCCGTGGTTACCCGTGCCGTCACCGTGGCCGGTGCGTATGCCGCGTCCGCCCTCGTCACCTCCGCTGCTACGGCTGCAGCAGCGGTGCCGACAGGGTCAGCGTCGACGTCATCCGCGTCGAGGACGACGGCGCCCGTCAGGCCGTTCACGGAGCTGATAAGCCCGCTACCGGCCAGTGCGACGCCGGAGGGCCAGGTGCCCGTCTTTGGCCCGTAAATCGTCCACGTGGCCGTATCGATGTAGAAGTCACCCGCGATGCCGGTACCGACGCTGGGGGCGCCCGTCCCACTGAGGATCGTCTTCCCTGGCGTGCCCGGTGGGCCGATGACGGGGACGTAGTTACCGCTCGCGGGGTTCGCCGGCGCGATGTCCGCCAGATTGACGTTAGGCGTCCCCTGCGGCAGAGCGATGGCGTAGGAACGCGAGGAGACGTCCTGGAGACGTTCAATCACGTTGTACAGCCAGTCAGTGGGCTGCGCCGATGCGTTGTCCGTGGCGATCAGGACCACGCTGAACGCGCCGTCGACGAGCGTCACCGTCACGGAGCCCGTGGCGATCGTGTCGGCGCCAGAGATCGTCAGGAGCGACGGGGCGGAGAACGTGACGGTGCCGGAGATCGGCGTCCCGTCGGGGTGGCAGTAGCGGCCGGTCAGCGTGACCGTAGCTACGCCAGGGGGAAACGGCATGGTCAGTCCTCCGCTCGGGGTGGGTGCTGGCCGATCAGGAGGTGTTCCGCGTCATGGCCGGCCTGCCACTCGCGGATGCGGGAGACGTCTTCGCGGATGTCGTCGATGTCGTCGCGGACGTCGTCGATGCGCGCGTGCAGTGCAGCGCCGAGCGCCTCCAGCGACTGCCGCGTTTCCGCACCGTCCTCTGCTACGGCGACGCGGGTACGCCGCAGAAGAGCGACGAGGGCGGGGGCCGCGCCCAGCCCGGCCGCGACGACAACTGCCGCAGCCGAGATGAGCGCGATCAGAACTTCAGGTCCCATCAGGCGCGCACCGTGAATCCGTGCTTCGCCCCGAGCTTGGTCAGGGACGTCTTTCCAGGGATGCCGTCAGCGTCCGCCCCGGAATAGCCGAGTCGACGCTGCCAGCCTGCGTAAGCGGTTCGCGTGAGGGAGCCGAACGATCCGTCCTTCGCGTACGACGCCGACAGCAGACCTTCGCGCTGGAGCGCGGCCTCCACGGGCCGGACATCCGCGGCGCTCGTCGTCCCGCCCTGCGGAAGGCCCGGGTCGCGCTGGGCTGCGCGGATGACGGCCGCGAGAGAGACGCTGGGCGTCGAGGGAGCTGGCGGCGTCGGGGTGGACGTCGAGCCGCCGGCCGCCAGGAGCGCCGCGCGGTCGATGTTCCCCGGGTCCCAGTGATCGTTCCCAGGAACGTTCGAGTGGCCGTAGTGGCCACCCCGAGACGACCACACGGAGGCCGATCGGTTTGACGCGTCGCTGTAGCTCTTCGCCAGCTCCCCCGCCGGCCAGTCGTCCGGGACGCCCCACGAGCGGATTGCGCGCATCAGCGCCCGGAAGTTGGGGCCCGGCCGCCAGTACTCCGTAAAGGGCTTGGCCGCTCGGGCGAGCACCTCGATCTGAATACACGCCGCACCAGTGCGGTTCGTCCTCAGGCTCCCGTAGTTCCGCAGCGCCCGCGCGGACTGGTTCAGTGGCCCGTACTGGGCGAGCCGGTCGGTCGTCGGGTCGTAAAGGATGTGCGGCTCGGAGGCAACTGAGATCAGGTAGGCGCCGACGCTCTTGAAGGCCGCGTCCCCCGCCCCGCTCTCCGTGGTGTGCCAGACGACGCGGGCCGGCGCGGATGGGGTGTCCATCGCCCCGCCGATCGAGCCGTCTCCGAGTCGCTCAGCTTCAGCAATCCATATCTCACCCATGTGGGTTCCTCTCCAGGGCATGAAAAAGGCCCCGTCGGTGCGGGGCCTGACAGTTGTTGGGCGGTGGGTCAGCTGAGTGGGTAGCTCACTCCGTCGAGGGCGATCCAGCGGGCCACGGCTGCAACTGGGGCGGTCCCTGTTGGCGGCAGCACAGCCGTCAGATTTCCGTTCGGCTGCACGGTTAGCCACCCGAACAGATCCGCCGCCCACTCCGTCGCCACGATGAAAGTTCGCTCGCTTGCGGGCCGGATGGCGTTGGGGAGGCTTGCCAGTCGAAACGCCGTTGCGTGGACCATTGAGACGAATCCGGAACGCTGAATTTTTCCGCGAAGTTCAACGGAGTTGTTGACGATTCGATAGGCGGGATTAGATGTGGAGTACGGCGCGTATCCGGAATCCAGGGACAACGGCACCCAACCGCCGGGCGTGATGGTCACCCACGCTGTTCCGTCGTAAATTTCCTTTCGCTTTTCGGCGATCAGGAAGCACTCCATCCCCGCCACGGGGGAAGTGATCGTCGCAGCGCGGGCGTTGGCGTCGGCAAAACGCAAGTTGAGTCGTGGAACGACGCCGTCAACGAGGTTGGACATTGCTGACTCAATGTTGGGCGGGTCACTCAGCAGTGGAAATTGAATGTTCTGATCGAGGTCGTCGACGCCGGGCATGGATTCTCCGTCGGTATGAGTCGGGGCATGGCTGAGATTCGGGACGCCCCTTCAGCTACGGGCCCCGACAGGTAGGGATGCGCTATGCGGGATCCGGCTCCGTCGCCAGCGCGCCGACAATGAGCCAGTTGCCGGCTGCATTGGTGGCCACCATGACGTGATCTCCGGCGGCCGGATTCCAGCCGCGGAGGTACCGGACCGCGAGGACCGGCCCACGTCCCGTGTCGACGTCGGCCGTGCCGTCCAGATGGACAGCAGTGACGACCGCCAGCATCCAACCCGCGGCGTTCTGCTCTACGGCCGTCTCTGCGGCCCTCTGGATCGCGTCTGCGAGCCTCGTCATGCTGGTTCGTCCTTCCCGCCGCGGAGGGTCAGCGACGAACTTCCAGTGGCCGTCAGGGGGATCGTCAGGGCCTGCGCAATGAAGAGTTGCCGGCGCCCCGCATACCGCATGCGAATGCAGTCACCGGGTTCTAGCGCGGGGTTAGGTGCGGCGGTTACCGATACCTGGATATTCGGTGCCGTGGCGTCAAAGAGCATCGACTCCGCAGCAGCGAGGCACTCCGCCTCCGTCGTCAGGAGCGCCGACGAGTAATAGCGGGGGACGCGTCCGAAAGGACCGCCCCAACGCGTGGGGCTCGCCGGGTCATCGTCGTAGGCAACGGCGCTTACGGGCGAGGAGTTCGATGCGGCGTTCTCACCGGACACCACAACGGCGTTGTAAACGGCCGTTCTGGACATCGCGCGCGCCGCTGACATCAGCGTTCCGCCCTCCCCATCCGCGATGTCCCAGACAACGGGGTTAGTAAGCGGGTTGGGGGTGTCGGTGACCACGAAATGGTTGAACGCATCGCATGCAATTTCAGCGTTCATCGCTCGCGCAACGCTGGTGACTGCGTCCCATCGGTCCGCTTGCACATTCCACGTTGCTACCGGACAGAGAGGGTCCCGCAGATCTCCTGTCGCGTTGATGACAACGGCTCCGGGGATCGTTTCCTGAATCAGGAACGTGATCACGTCCATGCACGTGAAATAGCCAGCGGACGAAGTGGGCTGCATGAAGCGGTCGTCCTGTATCGCTACCTCTGCGGACTTCCCGGTCAGGGATATCGGGCCGCTTCTGACGTTTCCGGCGGGCTCGTCGATGCGGAAGGTTCCGAGCCGCACCCATTCGGTACTACCGGCGTACGCAATTCCGCGCTTGACGACGAGCTCTTGGCCGTACACCGCCAGAGGATCTGTCGCATCCCAGGGTAGGAGCGACAGGTCTCCGACGGTCAGCGACAGAGAGCGCCGCGTCTTCGATCCGCGGTCCAGAGTTACTGCGCCATCGTTGACGGGGAGCCCCGCGTACGTCAGCTCCCCGTCGTAGTAGGCGTCGACCTGTACCGCCATACGGTGGGACGAGGTGAGCGCCTGACGGAACGTGTTGCTGATCGGCTGCATCAGGGCCGCTCCTCGTCGGTGTAGACGTCGAGCCACGAGGCGTAGCGCATCAGCACGTGGAGCCAGTCAAGATTGCCGGCGCTCACGTCCGCCCACGTGCGCGCGGCAGACCCTGTGAGTCCGCCCACGGGGCGGTCAACTTCGGTCAGCGCGAGCGTCCATGTGCGATCCGCGTAGTCGGCCCACTGGACGACGTGTGCCTCACTGACGTCGCCAACCTGAACATAGGTGTCGTCTTCGCCCCACGTTGATGGCCACTGGATCAGCAGCGTGGACCCCTGCTCCACGAGCCACCAGAGCCGCTGAATTTCGTCCCGAGTCGCGGTGACGACGGACAGCGTGCCCGTGCGGCTCATGCGCACGTCAGTGATCACGATGGGCCGCGCACGGCCGCTGATCTGATGCACGCCCTGTCGGGCCTGGCGGGTCCAGTCCGGAAGGGTCGCAACGGTGAGCGTGGCCTGTCGAATGGGCTGCGTCGGATCCTTGACGACTATGTCCGTCGGTGACGGCTCGGGAAGGGTGATCGGGCGCGACGTAGAGCGCAGGTAGTCGGTCCCTGTGAATGCCCTCAGCAGGTAGCGAACCGGAACACCTAGGGGCGCCTCGTAGTCCGCGGCTACCGCCAGGTCCCCCGTGATTGGGACCGCCTCCATGTCGCCGCTCTCGCCGCGCACAGCCGTCAGGGCCCCGTCGTCGCGCATGCGCCATACGCCGTAGTGGGTGTGGCCTCCGACCGTCAGACCCTGCATGCTGATCGCTGCACCGTAGGCGCCGGTGATGACCTCCGCCACGATGCCCAGACCGCCAGCACCTAGGCTGATTTCGTCCAGGTAGTAGAAGTCGAGGATCCCGGGATCCAGCACGCGCACTGTGACGCGGAGAGACGCTGCCCCTGCCGGGGCTACGTCGGAGCCGACGGGCGTGTACCAGCCGGCGGCGGTGCCCATGACCCATCGGAACGTACCCTCAGCGAGCGTTGTCCCCAGTGCGTTGTACCAAGTGAAGATCACGTCGACGTTGACGTCTTGGCTGGACGTGTTGTGGTACAGCCAAAAACCGCACCTGTACGCCTGCCCCGGCGTCACTGGCACCGGGTTGGTCAGCTGCACGCTGGCTTCCGGCCCCACGCCAGTGGGATTGATCCGCAGTGACGCGCCACCCTGCACCGCGAGAATCGTCGACCGTTCTACCGTGCACCCGGTGACAGCAGCCCACGCGCTGGCGTCCACCTCCATGGACTGCGCGTTGTACCTCAGCAGCGTGCCTGGCAGCAGCGGGGCCGGCATGAGTCCCATTTGGTCGCACAGCCACGTCTGACCACCCGCGGATGCGGTAGGTCGGAGGCCGATGCGCGCGCCAACGGCGCCGGGTGGAGCGACGTCGATGGCGGTCACTCGCGTCCACGTACCGGCAGTGAGAGCCCATGTGACCGGCGTTGCCGAGATAAACACGCCGCCCGCGTCGTACCAGCGCAGCTCAACAATGAAACTCGTCGAGGCGCCAGGCTTGACCATTGCCAGCGCTACGTACTCTTGCCCCGGCGTTACTGGCACCGTCGCTGTCGGCTGCACGCGGGTGGCCCCGGACGCCGTCGCTGTGATGCGGAGGCTGTAGAAACCTTCCCAGGAGTCCGACGAGACGCGGTCCAACGTTGCGTTTTGGTACGCAGCCCAGTCGCCAATACCCGTTTCACAGCTTGCCGCTGTGTACGGCATCAGCGTCCCCGGCCACGCAGTGGGAGCTCCGAGCGTCATTACGTCCGCGGCAACCACCGTGCCGGCAGTGAGGCCGGTTACCGTGATCGTCACTGACGCGTAGGCGGCGCCGACCGGAGCGACTGCCGTGATCTGCGGGGGCGGAGTCACCCACGACAGATCGTTCGTCAGCGTCACTCCGGCACTCGTTGACGTCGACAGTGCGGAGCCACCTATAGCGGCGGCGTACCAGGAGATTCGGACCGTCGCGACGCGTCCCGCAGCCTGGTTCAGCTGATGCGTAAAGAACGCGTACGCCTGGTACTCCGTACCGGCCACCACTGGCACTCGTGATGCCGTGGTGGCCGATACGGAGCCGTCGGCCGTAGCCGCCATGCCTAGGGAGCGTGCTCCGAGGAAGAACCTAGTCGAGTGGGACAGCGTGGTGTTGCTCCCCGCTGTCCACCCCGACGTCCCCGATTCGACGCCGCTGACGACGTCCGACAACAGGTTGGTTGGGACGGTCATCCGTCACCGCCCTGTTCGCCCCGCCGCTGGGTAGCGCCGATGTTCGGAGGTGGCTCCGTCAGGGGCGCCGTGTAGACCGGTCGGTCCGGCACCGGTTCGGTCACCGGGTCCCCCGGTGCCGACTCGTCTGCTGTCACAGCCGCCTCCCTGCGGTGAGTTGGTCTACCGCGACGGATTCGCGGTGTTCAATGCGGACGTCGACAATGTCCGTGATCTCCCGGTCACCCACGTAGACGTGAGCGACGAGGTTGACAGGAGCGGCGCCGCCGGACGTCGTCCCCAGCCCCTTCAGGCTCGACGCCTGCCGGGCCATCGCCACCGATTCGCGGTTGCTGTAGACCTGCGTCGGGGAGAGGAAGCGGACGAGCTCCGGGCCCTGCTCGCCAACCCACGCCAACTCGCCGATACCGGGGAACCCGCCGCTCGCGTAGCCGCCGGGGCGGTCGTACGCGCGTGGCAGGGACCCATAGCGGCTGAGTGCGTACCGCATCGACGCGTAGATGTTCGCGATTGGATCGACGCTGACGCCGTGGAGGTAGGGACCAACCCCGCGCATGGGGCCGGAGTAGGCCTCCCACGTGCCGCGGATGAGCTGCATGAGGCCGACCGACGGCGTGCCGTTCCGGGCGTTGATGTCCCAGAGGTTCACCGCCCGCGGGTCACCGCCGGATTCCTGCATCATGCGCCGAAGCGTGGTGTTCGCCATGCTCTCCGGCTGTCCCACCATGCTCAGCGCACGGAGGACCGCGGGGCGCCAACGAGCGACGCCGGAGCCGCCGTTACCTCCTCCGCCACCCCCGAGGTAGGTCATCGGGTCCACGGCCTGGCCGTTCACCCGCGCTTCGAGGTGGAGGTGCGGGCCGGTGACGTTGCCCGTCGCACCGACGCGCCCGATCGTTTGACCGGCGCTGACGGTGTCGCCAACCTTCGTCAGGATCTCGTTCAGGTGCGCGTACAGGGACTGCACGCCGCCACCGTGGTTGATCATGACGTGATTGCCGTACGGGCCTCCGCCCGTCGCCATGCTGACCTTGCCGCCTGCGACAGCGCGGACGATGGTGCCGATAGCTGCGGGGAAGTCGAGGCCGGTGTGACGACCTGACGACCACATGCCGCCGGCCTGGCCGAACGGAGTGCCCGCACGAGCGTCAACGGGAGCCGACCACGTCCCGCCGCCAGCGCCGCTGAAGTTGAACCACTCAAGAGCCTTGTTCTTCAGGCTCTCGATCATCTTCATCGGCATCTTGCCGACGGCCTGCGCAAACGGGTTTGCCGCCAGTGCCGTCAGCTTGTTGCGCACTCCGCCGGTCAGCTCGTCGAAGAGCTCAGACGGGTTTGTCAGTGCGTCCCATCCGCCCTTCAGGAGCGAACCGACCTTTCCGGCCTTGTTGGACACCCAGTCGACGATGCCACCCGTCGCGTAGGCCGGCATGCCGGACGCGATGGCGCGCTGGACTCCGCTGACTCCGCCAGAACGGGCAGCAGCGTTCCACGAGTTGATTCGGTCGGCGCCGATGGCGCGCGTCCACTCGGGACGCATGATCGCCTCACCGCCACCAACGGCAATCAGGCGGTCGTCACGGCCGGGCGAGTAGCCCGACATGATGCCGCCCGTGTGGAACCCCTTGAACTTCTCCAGCGGGTTCACGCCGGTGATCTTGGCTACGGCGTTCCAAACGGGCAGAATTCCGCGGTTGTAAACCACGTCCGCGACAAACTCGACCGGGCCCTTGCAGATTTCCTTGATCTGATCCCAAGCGCGTCCGATGTTGTCCTTCGTCGACGTGAATCGGTCGCCCAGTTCACCTAGCAGATCTTTAAGCCGGTCGATGTGCGGCTTGACGCCTGAACGGTAGAGCCACGCCGCCTTCTCCCCGATCCACTCAAAGACAGGGCGGAGGATGTTTTCCCAGACCCACGAAGCCGCGTCGCCCAGCGCCCTCAGGAGAGTCATGAAGTTACTGAAATGCGGCTTGATGGCGTTCTCCCAAAGCCAGAGCGATTTCGCTCCGACCTCCTGGAAGAACTGCTTCAGGAAGTTGTCCCAGACCCACATAGCGATATTGCCGAGGAGCTTGAACCACAGATAGATCGGCGTCAGGACGGCTACGACAAGAATCGTGTAGAGAATCCGCCCATATTCCCAGATGTTCTGAAAGGCAGGCTTTATGCCGTTCTCCCAGAGCCACATCGCAACGGTTCCGATGCCCTTGATCGCCCACCAGAGGGTCTCGAAAACCGGCTTCAGGACGACTTCCCAGAGCCACACCGTGGCCGTCTTGATTCCCGCCCAAGCCGTGTCAACGGCCGTGCGGAACCATCCGACGTTCTTGTACGCCCAGATGATGCCGATCACGAGCAGGCCGACGACGAGGACGATTGCCCTGATCAGCGGCACAATGCCGGTGGCGTTAATTGCCGCCGCCCACCCTGCCGTAACCAGCGTCGCGCCGGCGACGGCAATCTGATAGAGACCCATTGCGGCTACGAAGGCCGCCATGCCGATGGTTATCGCCTTTTGGACGAAGTACATCCCCCAGAGAACCTGGATAAACCCCGGTGCATTCGTCGAGAGCCAGCTGACGGCCTTAAAGATCGGCGAAAGAACTTCGAACATGGTCTGCGAGAGCGGCGCCAGCGCCTTCCCCACGTCGAGCATGGCAGTCAGTACGTCGCCGAGGAATTCGGCCAGTCCTGGAGACGTGTCCTTGACGTATGCCAAGAATCGCTCGAATTCCGGCGAGCCCTTAAGGCTCGTCCCCCACTTCGCGAACCGCTCGGTTATGGAGTCCGACCGGGTCGCGATGCCGTCCATGTGCGGAAGGAAGGCGTCGATAATCCCGGCTATGCCTTCCAGTACATTCCCAACGGCGACGCCAAAGCCCACGATGGCCGGCTCCGCCTGATCGGCAATGCCCTTCTTGAACTCCACCCAGAACGGCGTCTTCCAAGCCGCGGACGCCTTGTCCATCAGGGTTGTCACGCCGCGAGCAGCGGCCAAGACGAGCGGCGTCAGTCCGGGGAGAGACGCTTTCGCGCTATTGACCCCGCGGGTGAATATCGGCATAGTCTCCGGGTGCAGCGACTTCTGCCATTCCGTGAACGCTGCCTTCAGGCCCTGGGGGCCTGCGATCGAGTCGAAGAGTTCCCGCTGTGATGGCGTCAGCTTGGCCAGTGCAGCCTCGTAGGCCTCCGTCTTCGACGTCGCGGCGTCACTTACCTTCGAGGCCGACAAACGAGCAGCGGCAATGCCGCGCTCTGCCGTCGTGATGGCCTCCGCGGCCTTGACGTGCGCGTCTGATACCGCCTTCTGTGCACGAACCAACGCCGCAGCCTGATCAACGGTTGCACGCTGCGCGTCCGTCACTCGCTGCTGCGCCCGTCGGACGACCTCCGAGCCCTCCACCCCGGCCTTGCGCTGCTCAGCGGCCGTTGACGCGAGCTCCTTATGCCGGGCCGTCTGATCACTCAGCCCCTGAACCGCCTCGTCGTAGGCGAGTTGTGCCCGTTCGCGCTGAACGTCGGTGGCCTTCGTGTTGCTGAGCGTCTCGTCGAGTTCGGCCTTCGTCTCCTTGACACGGAGCGCTGCGGAGCGCTGATCCAGCGCCGAGCCGGCCAACTGCGCGTCGAGCGATCGAAGCTGCTGCTCTGCCGTGCGGCGCGCCTGCGTGAGTTCCTGCTGCGCCGTCAGCTCAGCCTTTTGGGCATCCGCGAGACTGCGTTCCGCACGCGCCACCTGATCCGACGCCGCAGCGATAGACGAGGCTGCGGAGCGACGGGCCGACGTCAGCGCCTGCTGTGCACCGGCCATCTGAAGCGCCCGCTGCTGCGCCTGAATCTCAGCGTTGGCTCCCGCGGCCGTCGCTCGGGTGGCGTCGTCGCGAGCCTGCGTCTGCGCCTGTATGGCCGTCGCAACGCCCTTGATCGCGGGCACCGATGCCAGCGTCAGGGCGCCCAGCGCGCTTCCTGCTGCCGTCGCCATGGTGACGATGGACCCGAGCCCGGCCGCCATGACGGGGCCGATGGGGATCGCGATGAGCGCCGCAGCCTGAATCGCGAGCGCCAGGAGCGCCGTTCGGGCCTCGCGGGTACTGACGTTAACGTCAAGATCGATGTCTGAGGCGTCCACCGCCGCAATCTCCGCGCGGATCTCCGCCAGAGCCGCTCGGGCGGTGGCGGTGTCTGCGCGGACCGCAATGTTCGGGTGGTTCGCACCCAGTCGGCGCAGCTCCGCGTCAATGGCGATGATCTGCCGTTCGGCGTCCGCAGCGTCAATGTCGATGCCGATCCGCTTGTTGCTCAGCACCTCCATCCGGGCCCGGAGCCGGGCCAGTTCGGCGTCTACTCCGGTGTCCCCAAGCCGGATGTCCAGCTTCGGCATAGCACGGAAAGCGGCCGTCAGCTTGGCGCGGAGGCTTCGGGCGAACGCGCCTCCCACGTCGTTACCCTGGCGGGTTGCAGCCGCGGAGGCCGCGTTTCCACCAGCTGTGATGGCCTGCGGAATGGCAATCACGATGTTGTTGGCTATCGCGTTGCCCATCCGCTCTCCCGCCTCCCGACCCACACGGTCGGCGATGGGGAGAACGATCGCTTTCAGCTTCTCGTGGAATCCGGGAACAATCGGCACGACGTCGACGGCTACGCGGCCTACGATATCGAGATCAGGCATCACGCCTCCATCGGCTGGTCTCTCAGCCGCGGATCAATGGCGCGGCGCTGCTCGTCCGTCAACGTGCGGCGCACAGCTGACTTAGGCGGAATGCCTGGCCGGGACATCGGCTCAAATTCCGGCGCCGTTCCGCCGGCAGCGGCAATCGCTACGTGGCGCGACAGAACGATTTCGTCGCGCAGTGCGGCCAGGAGCATCTCAACGGCACTCCACTGACCCAAGTCGGGACGGTAGTCGCCGGATGCTGTGAGTTCGCTCGGATCAACGGAGTTGCGAATCTCAGTCTTCGTTGCCGATTCCGGCGGCAAGTGCTCAATGAGCACCCGGAGACGCCTCAGCGAAAGGCGTCCCCGGTATACGTCAAGCAGATCGATCCCGCGGAATGCGAGATCTGCCTCTAGCGCCTCCGCGTGGTCTTCGAGGACGCGGAGCGTGCTCCAGACTTTCCCGGGGTCTCTCCAACCGACGCCATGGCGTCGGCAGTGAACTTGTTGATCTCGTCAAACGTGGCGTCGATCTTGATAAACTCATCCACGTCGTCCGGGTGCAGGGCGCCACCCTTTCGGTTGCCGTCTTCGTCCAGCGGGCCGGCAGCCCAGCCGTCGTAGTCCCCTTCGCGAAGTGCACGAAGGTAGGACGGCCGCCACTGGGTAACCGGCTTGATGCGAAGTGCCGTGCCGCACAGCTCAGCCGAGCCGTACTCCTCCGTCGCCTCGTTCTCCTGAGCCTGAGCGGGGGTGGTAGCAGACATGCGCGGGTCTCCTAAGTCGTTGTATGTTTGCGCGGGTCTTGTAGGTTTGCTTGTAGATGAAGCGGGGCCCGGACCCGCGCAGATACGGGCCCCGCTGGTTCATTAGGCGAAGAAGCCGGAAACGTCGGTGCCGCCGAACTTGATGAACTTCTTCACAGCTGCCGCCGTTGCGCCCTTGTAGAACTTAAAGGTCATCTGCACCGGGACTACATCGGACGTCTGAGACTGCTCGTCGCCACGCTCGGAAACCTTGCCGTTCGGCATGTAGTAGCGAAGCCGCTTGTTGCCGTCCATCGAGTCAAAAATGAACGCGTATCGAAGGTCAACCGCCTTATCCGGCAGGTCGTACGACGCGACGTCGGTCGTCGGCTCCAGCGAGGCAAGGGGGACGTTGTCGTAAAGCGACCGAACCGCCGGGTTCAGCGCTTCCAGGAAAGTTACCTGGGTGGTCTTCGTGGACTTCGTCAGGAGCGTTCGAATTGGCTCCAGCGAGCCCGCAGCTTCAACGTCCTTAGTCTCCTCCTCCATCTTGAAGAGACCGCCCTCAGTGGTCGTCCACCCAAGGTTCAGCCACCCAGACGCAGGGTCGCCAAAGGCCGCTGGCGGCGCAGTGTTCGCCGGCGCGTAGTACACGAGGTAATCGGTTCCGCCGAACGTAAGATCGGCGTTGCGGGTATCCGCCATGAGCCCTCCAGGGCATGCGAAAGACCCGAAAGCCGAATGGCAGACGGGTCGGAATGTCAGGGGTTATGCGTCCCGGAGGCTCACGGTGTAAGTGGCGCCGCGACGGTAGACAGCAGGGTTTGCCCATGGCTGCCGGGACGGGCCGGCGTCGCACCGAACATCGCGCACCACGGCGTCTCCGACCGGGCCGCGGAGGAAGAGGAGTGCGTCACTGATCGACTTGGCAACGGACCGCGCCTCGTCGGCCGTGGCTGCGAAGACGTCTACAGCGATCCGCGGGTGACCGCTAAACCGCTCGTCCGCACCTCCGACTCGCTCGACGCGAACGAAGGGGAGCCGCTCCTCCAGATCCGGGGGCGTCTCAGCACCCGCCGTAACATCGAAGGCACCTTCGATCCAGGGCGCAATCACGGACTCAACGTCAGCCACCGAAACCCGCCTTCACCGCGTCAATCGCCTTTTCGAACGGCGCGTAACGGGGTACCCGTCCGTCCCCCTTTTCCACTCGCCAGGCGTGCGGAGCGGTGTTCATGACGCGGGCACCGGAGCGAATACGGGGCTTGCCGCGGAAGGGCACGTTCGCGTTCAACGGAACGACCCAAAACGACGCCTTGTAGAGGCCGGGGTGCCGGTCCTCTTCCGGGTCACCGATGGGGGAAACAGACTGCGCCGCCTCCATGATCTTCAGCGCCGCGTCTCGGCAGGGGCGGTGCAGCCAGGGCTTCGAGAGCATGGAGCCGATCCCGGAGTAGCGTCCCGTGTACTTAGAGCGGTAGCTCATCAGCCCGTGACCTCCCGCACCGCAGCTTCAACCCGGGCCAGGGACGTCAGGGGGAAGATCGTCGGTCGCCCGATGACCTCCCACACCTCATTGCCGCGGACTATCCGGTCTGCCGGGCGGACGTCGGTGCCGAGCGGCGCAGCGAACACGCGGCGGGTCTCCACCGTTTCCGACGCATCAGCCGTCTCCGACGAGGATCCGACGGTCACGCCGTAAGGGCTGATCACTCCGCAGTTGTCGACGCGGATCTCTACCGGCGGGCCTGCGACGTATGAACCCGTCGAGTCCCGCACCCTTGGGCCCGGCCGCCGGATGTAGCACGTCTCCGAGAGGAGTGCGGCGATCAGGCTCATGACGGCCGCCACGGCGTCGTTGTCAGCGGAGTCGTGTCCTCCGGGGCTACGTCGAGCATCCCGGCGCCGGACGCCATCCCGACCGCTCGTCGCAGCCGGCGCCGCTCATCTCCGGAGAGGACGACACCGGTCTGTGTGTCGGCGTACGACACGAGCATCCCGCCCGCCTGTTCCGAGCGGACTCCGCCGGGGTTGGTGAGGACACGTGCCGCGACGGCCAGGGCCGCGCTTTTGACGCCTGCCTGAAGGGGCTCCGTCAGACGGTTCCCGACCTCACCACGGATCGCGTCGAGCGTCATCTCATGGATGAGATCCCCCTGGGCCTGTGTCAGCGGCCGGCCCATGAGGACGGCTAGCTCAGTCGTCGTGAACAGGAGCATCGACAGCCGCCTTCCGTCGCGCGGTGCGGCGGGGAGCGGGTGCTCTAGGTGCCGGCTCGGGCTCCGTAAGTCGACTCACGGAGGGAGCCTCCGCCCACGCCTTCGGGTTGGTGATCTTGGACGCGGCCCACGCAGGGACCTCGTCGTCAGGGCCGTAGACAGTGCTCCGGCCCTCGTCGTCCATCACGTGGACGTACGTTGCTAGACGTGCCATGCGTGAATGCCTCGCGTTTCCGATCAGAGAACGTCAGCGACGAAGGAGAGGTCCGGGGCCGCCACAACAGGGAGCGCGATTGCCGTCGCGCGGGTCCATACAGTCTGTGGGTCTTCGCTCTTGTACGCACCGACAGCAACACCCGCAGCGTCGCCCGCCAGGCCGTAGCGCGGGTCGTCGGCCTCCACCGGCACACCCCACAGGGTCTGTCCGAGAGCGTCGCCCTGCGCCGGCAGGAAGGCAAGCTTGTCATTGGGGGTGACTCGCGTGGAAACACCACCGACAGACACCTTGGCGTCATAACGAACGAGCGGCGGAATGCCGTGGTCGGCCAGGATCGCGGCAAGGAGGCTGTCCGTCAGGATGCTCGGCGCCGTCGCGCCCGTCGTCGAGAGACCGCGCAGCTGGGTGTTTCGCTTCAGGGCCGTCCAGATGGCACGGGAGATGAGAACGCTGTCCGGGTCGCCGCCGTTGGTGTCGTTGTAGACCTCAAGCCACGTCTGAAAGTCGCCGATCACGTCGGCCGCGGGGTTAGACCACGCGGTGCCAGCGGTCACGGTGTGGCCCGCGGCACGGCCGAAATCCACGCTCGCCTGCACACCGTTCTCGTTCAGTGCCACGGACGCGTTGAAAATGGCTTCACCGCGCGCGAGCTCCATACGTGCTTCGATCTGGCGGGCCAGGCGAACGCCGTCGTCCAGCATCGCGTCGCGAATCTCCGCGTGCTGGGTGTCGAGGTTCCGGCGCCGGATGCGCTCGTACTCGCCGACGGGCATCTTGCGCGAGATGGGCGGCAGTTCGCCGCTCACCCGGGCGCCACCGGGCCGTACAGCGATGTCCGACTGGGCGTCGTAGGCGCGGAACATCGCGGCTTCAGTCAGACCGCCTCCGCCCCGGGTAAATCGGTAACTCAGGTCGTTGATAGTCCGGTTCGGCAGCCACCGATCCAGGGAAAGCGCGTTCTCTGGCCGGTCCGCCAGAGCCGCTCGCGCATACCCGGTCAGCTCCGCCGGGGTCGCGAACTCGTCAATAAGCTGCATGGGTTAAGGCCTCTCAGATGAAGATGACGCGGGCGCCGAGGTCGGTCTTCCCTGCGGCATCGACGGCTACGGGGAGCTTGGACTCCCTGACAAAGCAGTGGACAAGCATCGAGCCGACCGCAGAGCTCAGCGTGGCCCCCCGCTTCGTCACGACCTCCACGCCGGTAAAGAGGAAGCCCACGCAGGTCTGCCGGCCGTCCGATGCACCGTCGTTGTAGAGGCCGTACTTACCGGAGGCAGTGATCTTCCCGAGCGGAATACCGCTCTTGATGTAGCCGTCTGGGTAGTGGGTGCCAGCGGTAAAGGTCGAGGTGTCGAGCGTGATGCTCAGTGGCGCGTCGGTGCCGTGCTCGCTGCCGAGCCAGTCACGCCGATCCTGGGAAAAGCTCTCGGTAATCAGTCCGAGATTCATGGTTCCTCCGGTGAGGGTGGTTAGTTTTTGCCGTGGCGCAGGCGGTAGAGCTCAGCGCCGGTTGCGGTCGTCTTCGCACCCCCACCTGCGTCGGAGCCGCGCGGACCGCCAGAGCGGACGTTGCCTCCCTGATTGCCGCCCTGGGGTGTCCCGAAGTCGGCCAACAGTCGGTCTGCGGAGGCTTCGAGCTCCTCCTGAGTGGAGCCCTGGAGCCAAGCGGCCTGTGCGGGAGTGAGCTGCTTCGACGCCGCTACCTTCGTGCGCAGCAGCTCCGCCGTGGCGGTCGCAGCCGTCGCTTCCGCAGCAGCGCGCGCAGCTTCCGCGGCGTCCTTCTCCGCCTGAAGTCGCTGAGTTTCGGTGAGCTCCGCAGTCTTGCGGGTGGTGAGCTCCGCGTCTGCGGCGCGCAGGCGTTCCAGCTCTGCAGCATCCGGAGAAGCCTTTACGGCGGCTTCGTGCTTGCGGGACTGGTGCTTCCAGTACGCCAGCTGATGTTCAACGGACATCGAGGCAATCGGCGTCGCGTCCGGATAGCCGTGCTCGTTAACGGCCGGCGCACCACCGCCACCCCCACCGCCGGCGCCCGGGTCGTCCTCGAAGAGGTTCCAGGGCTGAGCAGCAAACGTGAGCAGATTGCAGCGTGCGAGAGTGCGTCGAGGCATGCAGGGTTCCCCTGTCGGGAGTCGTCGGCCCATGGCGGGCGTCAGGTCGGAAGGTGAATGTCGTCGGGGCCGGTGAATCGTTGACCCCTGTAGCCCAGCACCGGACCAATTTCGCCGTGCTCGCGGGCAATAATGATCTTGCGGTAATCCATGGCGCGGCCTCCGCGGTCGAAGTCGCCTAGCGCGGCCTCCACGGCGTCGTGGATCGCCTCTAGTCGCTCTTCGTCGATGACCTGGCCGGGGTCCTCGTCGGCCGTCACGAGCTTGACGAGGCAGTCACAGCCCGGGTGAATCGGGGCCAGGTCCCGCTTCCGGTAACGCTGTGTCGAGGCGATCATGCAGAGAGCACAGTCGTACTCGCCCTGGAGCTCACGCACGGTGTACTCGAACTTCGGCATGTCGTCGCCGACCTCCCGAACCGTATGGGTCCGGGCAAGCTGAAGATCAGTCTTGGCGATCGTCTCCAGCCTGTGAGCGCCGCGCGCTAGCGCGACGTCGAGCGGCTCGCCCGTTGAAAGGGCTGTCCACACGTCTTTGAACGGACGCTCGTAGACCTCCGCGGGATCCACGTCTCGCAGCGCACGGCCAGTGACCCGGTCAAGGTCGAGCCCCGTACGGACGTCCTCGTCGGCTATCTCGCGGTATAGGCGTTCCAGATAGGCCGTGGTGAGCGACGCCACCTGGCGCTGCCCGGCGAGCATCGCAGGGAGGGCGGTCCGCTGAAAGCGGCCAACATCCTCCCCGCGCCACGATCCAAGATCAGTCCATGCGCGGTTGACGCGGCCAAGGGTGGTTGCCCATATGCCGCGGACCGATGTCCCGTACTGCCGATCAAGCCGCGTCAGCGTCATCGTCGCTCCGTCGGCCGATCACCGTGCGGCTGTCCCGCTGGTCGCGCCGGGCCTGAAGGTCGTCCGGCTGCTGTGGGGCCTCCGCAGGAGCAGCAAGGAGCGCGTCCGCCGCGCGGTCAACCTCCATGCGAGCGATCTGCGTCGGCGTGTAGCCGAGATCCTCCATGCGCTGACGCCACGGAACGCCGGCAGCCTGCTTCTTCACGGCCGCGTCGGCAAGTTCCGCCATCGTGCGCGACTCAGGGTCACGCCAGATCGTCTCTGCGGTGTACGCCGTCGCACGCTGCTCGTCGCCGAGAACGCGGAATGCCAGTCGCATGACGGATTCCCAGCTCTCACCAAAGTTCCGCTGCCGGTCGCGCACCTTCGAAACGAGGCCTGCCTCCGCCTGCGTCAGGGCTGATCCTGAGACGTTGACGACGGCACCAATCAGGTAGTGCGGTGGGGTACGGCTGACGGCTGCAAGATCCTGCACCGCCGCCTCCACCGCCCGGACGTACGGCATGAGGTCGGTGGAGGAGAATTCTCCGAACTTCACTTCGTGATCCGCCGTGGTCCACAGCTTGCGAATATCGAGCTGGAACGGCTGGATCTTCTGACCCGTCATCGGGTCCTCGTCGACCTCCAGTCCGGCGGCCCAACGCTGGCGGAAGGCGCCGTACTTCATGGCGGCGATCAGGTTGATCAGCGAGAGGTTGATGCGGTTCTGGATCGTGAGCACGTCCTCGTGCTCCGCGAATCCCTCGGGCCGACGGTTGCGCCGGTTGATGAACGGAACGAGGGGCACGGCGCCGAGGGTGTTCTCTGCTGTGTTCTCCGTCTGGTTCGGCAGGATCCACGCATCCCACGCGCGCAGCTCGTTGGCCCGTAGGGCAAACGTCGGGGTGGCGTTGCTCGTCGTAAAGTGATGGATTTTGTCCGGGAGCCACAGCGTTGCCCGCGTGTCGCCGGTCCAGTCGTCCCGCCAGAGCTTCAGACCCGCGGCGAGCTTTCGACGGTTGCCCTGCGCGTGCTCCACGGCCACCTGCCGAGGAGTTTCGTGGGTCAGGACCGGGCGCCCGTCGTCGCCTCGCTCGACGAGGACGAAGGCTCGCCGCTGAGACATAGCGCCGTAGTGGACGAGATCAGAGTCAGCGTCCATCTCGTTTTCCTGCCAGATCCGGTTCGCGTCCTCGTCGGCCGCCTTAGCGGAACTCTCGCCCTTGTCCTCACCGAACCGGAAACCGTCGACACCCAGCCGCTCGGTCGGGGAGTCGATGACGAGCGACGTCCAGTTCGTACGCGCGTCCCGCATCCACGCCGCAACCTCCCGCGGGTCAACGCCGGGGACGTGCGGCATTCGGGGCCGGCCCTCTGCGTAGTCCCGCAGCGTGTCGAGTCCCGGAGTGCACTCACCGGCGGTGTCGGTGTAATCCTCACGCTCGTCGAAGAGCCTCTTCCCAAGCCGCTTAAGCCACCATCCCGGGGACTCCACCTTACTAGCGTCGATAGGCATTCACGGGCCCCCTCTCAGAAGGCAACGAGCTTGGAAGAGCGCTTTTTGCGCTTCGTGATTCCTGCGGCAACGGCATCCGCGCGGCATTCGTAGGCGAGCACTGCGGACATTGCGGCGTCGATTTTCTTCGGGCTCTTGGCGTGCTCCTTGCCGATTCCGAGGTGATTGCGGCCCATCGGCCGACGACGCGCGTTCCTCACGTGGCGTGTCAGATCGGAGCCGAGCCGCAGTAGCGCTGAGGGCTCGTCGACGTCGAGGGACTCAGCGTGCGACAGTCCCTTGTCTTCCACGGCCTCCATAAAACGATCAAGGGCCGTTTCCATATGGGAGGGGCGGTTGGTCCACCACTCCAGCGGCCTGGCCTGCGTGGCGCGGACCTGGAGTTGTTCGCCGTGCTCGGCGGTCCAGCGGTCCACGTAGTCCTGCCAGTGGGGCGGGTCGGCGTAGAACCCACAGACCTCGTAGCGCTCGAAAGCGCGGTTAACGGCGTTGTCGACGCTCTCGCGGTCAACCTGCCACCCTTCACCCTCGGGCCCTTCAGGCTTCTCCCAGACGCCCAGCAACATCAGGTGGCCGTCGCTCACGCGGCAGGCCGTCAGGGCCGTTGCGTCGTCGCGAATAGAGCCGTCGAAACCCAGCGTGATCAAGTCACCCGCGGCTATTTCCTCCGCGCGCCGGCAAAGGGCCCAAGCGTCGGGGTCCATCCACGCGTCGGAGGACATCGTTCGGGAATTCAGGAAGTACCGCTTGCCGTCCGCGGAGTCGTTGCGCAGATCGTAGAAGTCGTCAACGAGGGAATCGATGTCCATCCACTCCATGGCGTCGCCGTAGGCGTCGATCAGAGCGGCTCGGAGCTCGTCCTCGTTCTTCAGATCCTTGCACTCGCCCCAACGGTGGTCGTACATGAGGCGAGCACGACCGCGCTTCTTGCGACCGCTCTGGATCGCTTCCGCTTCCTCGTACGTCCGCTCTGCGACGGAGTCCTGACCTGGGGCGAACATCGTGGTTGTTTCGAGGTACCACGTCTGTGCGCCGCGCTTCCTCTTGCGAAGATTTCGCGTAACGGTCGCGTACATGCGCCGAAGCTCAGGGGTGTTGTAAAGGTGGGTTTCGTCAAAACAAACCCACGTTTCCTTTCCGCCATCCTTCGACGAGGATGAAGCGGTTGACGGCATGATTTCTCCGCCGTCGGGGAGGATGATTCGGGTCAACCCAACGTCGACGTTGGGGACCTGCGACAGGGGCGACGCCTCGTCGGTCAGGTTGAAATGGATGGTGTCGAAGACGTTGCCGGTCTGGCCTTCCTCCGTCGCCATGATGCGGAGGTACGGCACCTTGACCGGCCGGCCCATCGGCTCGCCAGGTTCGTAGACGTACTCGAACCCCAGCCCCCACGGATCGCGGTAGACCTCTCCGCCCTCTGCCCAGCCGTCGAAGCGGGCGGGCCCGAAGGCTTCGAAGAGCCCCAAGCGGGCGCCAAGGCCCGACTTATCGCAACCCTTTGGGCGGCTGAAGAACGCCGAGTCGTAGAGGAGTCGGCCCTCGTCGTCATCGACCGCGTAGCAGTCCACGACGAACCCCGTGTATTCGTCACGGTGACGTACGGGCTCGCCCTGAACGTCGCCAGGGCCGTGGACTACGAAGTACTCCATCCATGCGACCGCCATCCACCCGAGAGAGCGGGCGCGGTCATGACCGGGGGCGCGCACGATGGTGCGCGGCACGCGGTCTCCTATCCAGTGAGGCGGGCTCGTCGAGAGCTGATGTCACTGACGTTGTCGGGGCGCTGTACGGGCGCCTGACGGGCGTTCGCGGGGTCGTCGACCTTCAGCTTCAGGCGCGCCCGGTCCTCAGGTGTGGCGCCGAATTTCGCGGCTCGCAGGCGCACTTCAGAGGCGAACTCCCACCGGCCCTTGGCCCACATCGTGTGATGCATCAGGGCGGTGTCGATCAGGAAGAGCCAGTCAGTCATCACGAACGTCTGCGCCTGCGCGCTCGTGCGCCAGGAGTCCCACCACAGTTGCGTCATGGGGTGCCAAGGGAGGAACTCCCCGGTCTCCTCGTCGACGCCTAGAACGCCCTCCGGCAGCTCCGGGCCGCGCATCTCGTCGTCGGGGACGATGACGGTCTCTGGCTCCGTGGCGTTGCGCCGGCGCCTCTTGGCCGGGTCCTTCGGGGCGGGGCCTCGTCCAGCCATCAGCCACCGCCTCCGCTCGCGAACCACTTCACGTGGGCACATGCGCGCTTGGCCAGGTCGGCAGACCAGAGCAGGCGCCGAACCGCCTCCTCTACGCGCTGGGTGTCCTGTTCAGTCCACGCGCGGACTGCATCGTCGGCCTCCATCACAGCGTTTGGATGTGCAGTCAACTGCCAGTCAGTCATCTGACCTCCCGGGTAAGGAACGGCCGCACCGTCCCCTGTCGGGAGCTACCGGGCCGTCAGCTTGGAAACCACCGCGGAGAGGTCCGCGAGGATGGACGGGCAACCGCCATGTCGGCGCCCCGTCATTGCGATGTAGCGGCCGGTCCCGTAGATCTCCACGGCCGTACCGTCGGGACGTCGGACGCGGCGTCCCTGTCGGACGGCCGCGCGGCCCCAGATATGCAGCCCGTCGCCGGACGGGGACACCTCTACGTAGGTGGCGCCCGCGTCGCGGAGGATGGCTGCGGCCCACGGCGCCAGGCGGCCCGTGAGCGGGTTGAGACAGTGGTCGAGGTCAATGCACGCGATGTCGTCGACGTCGCTGAGGACGAAGCCCAAACCAACGCCGGCCGTCGATGCGGCAGCGTCCGCGTAGCTGCTCCAGGTCCGCGCGTTCGTCGACGAGGCCGCCTTGCCGGCGGTCGTCAGGGGGACCTTTTCCGCGGAGCGGCGTACCCACCTGTCGCGGGTCGTCAGCTCGTCCGGAAGCGCCGTCGCCCTGGCGCGCGAAAGCGCCTTTCGGCAACGGGGTGAACAGGTGCGCGCGTGGCTCCGCGCCATGATGGCGAGCGGGCCGGCGCAGTGCTCACAGGTTCGGGTCACGGATCCAGGATACATGCGGCGCGTCACACTTTCAATGCGTTGACCTGCACGAATACCGTCCGAGCGGGGTTCGAGGCGCTGTGTGCCCGCCTCCCGTTTCGGGGGTCAAAGCAGTCCAGCCGACCCCGGATCGACGCTCCAGCGGGCGCCTGTGGACGCCTTGGCGGCATCCTCCAGACCCGTACAGACAGCGAGAACCAGCACCTGTACGGTCTCCAGGGAGTCGATCATGGGATCACCCCCCTGGTGATCATGGTCATTCGATCTTGGCAGCGAAGCCGGCGCGGGGCTCCCGACGATCACCGTCGGCAAGATCACCACGGATCTCCAGGCGGCTCGGAACGATTACCAGCGTCACTGTCGTCACGCCTCCGCCACGCTGCCCAACCCTGATCTTCGGCACGGCTGCAAGCCGGCCAACGTCGACGCCGTTAACGCTGACGTGCGTAACGATCACGCCGTCTTCGCCCGTGTCGTTCTCCTCCGTCAGTACCACATGCGCGCCGCTCATGGGCGTCGCTCCTGCACCACAGCACGGACACGTGCGCACGCTGGACACGCATGCACACGCCGCATGTAGCTCACGTGTATGGGGCCCACGCTGTGGGCTCCAGGTGGCCACTCCATGGGCGGCATAGTCCCTCCACGTCCCACGCCCAGCCATCTGCGTATGCGCGTCAGCATCAGTCCTCCAGGGCGGGGTGTGTTGAAGGGGGGCGTTGTGCACGCACCCTCGTGAGGGCAGCTGCTGTGCCACCCTCTGCGCCGCTCTTGTGGCTGTGGTGCCACGGACACAGCAGCTGTAGGTTCTCGTCCCGGTGGTCGTCTCCAGGGACTATGTGGTCCACGTCCGTACCCGGCAGCTCACACCGTCGGCCGTCGCTGTAGCGGGCCACGCATACGCCGCCATCACGCCGGATGATCCTGCGCCGGATCCGCGGCCAGTCCTTCGGGAGCCGCTGCCGGCGGGTACTTCCTTCCCACGCCACGGACCCACCTCCGCTCGGGCATGCAAAAGCCCCGTCCGCGGAAGGCGAGACGGGGCACGTCGCTGTGATCTACGCTGCGCGCATGTTGAAGAAGCTGCTGGGGAAGCTGGCCGTGCCTCCAATAGAAGTGGCCGCAGGGGACGCGTGGAAGGCCGGGAAGACCGTCTTCATCCGCAAGTTCTATCCGCGGCCCACAAAAAACGACGCCGACCTAGCGCAGGCGATTCAGGACGTCGAGGCCCTGGGCTGGAAGCTGGCTTCCTCGCAGTTCGAGGGGGACGGGCTCCAGCGGCACGCGAACCTTGTGTTCACACGCCCCTGATCAGAGGCTGATCGCCGTCAGCTTCAGGTCCGCGTGCGCCACGTCGACGAGCAGCTTGCCGCCGTAGTCCTGCGGATCGAACGGACCGAACATCTCCTTCGCTCCGGCCGCAAGCGACTTCGTCCGCGGAGCCGCCACCTGGCCGTCGACCTTGCGCGCCACGTTGAAGGTCACGATGCGCGCGGAGGCGCCGGAGTTCTCCACAAGGACAATCACGCGACCGTTGTTCAGGATCGAGTGGTTGTTCGTGGCGTCGCCGGTCGTCGAGGTGACGGCTACGCCGGTGCGGTCCGCGACGAGCACGGGAACGTTGATACGAGGCATGGTGGGCTCCAGGGTCGGTTACTTGATTCCGTCCCCGTCGTTCACGTGGACGATGGCGGGGCTTCGTCGTGGTCGGGACGGCAGGATTCGAACCTGCGGCGTCCGGCTCCCAAAGCCGGCGCTCTGACCGCTGAGCTACGTCCCGTTGGCCTGTCTGTGCGCTACGATGGGCGCGGTACGGCGGCCTCTGCCCGGCAGGGATGACGAGACAGAGACCGCCGCGGGTGGAACCCCGCACCTCGCGCCTCCTGGTCTCTGACCACCAGGGGGCGCACACAAGCCCCGGCCGACTAGATCCCGGCCGGAAACGCGAGAGCCCGGCCGACTGATTCCCGGCCGGGCTCTTTGCTGTGCTGAAGTCATCCGGACCGTTAGGCCCGGGTGCGGTACGTCGCGGGCAGCGCCCCACGTCCTCTGACGCCCGGATCCTGGCCCGGTTCCCCGGTCCCCGAACACGTCAGCGGAGCCCCCAGCAGGGTTCGAGCCTGCGACATCCGCTTTACGAGAGCGGCGCTCTTCCAACTGAGCTACGGGGGCGTTGGTTCATCCTTGTCCAAGGGTCCCGCGGTGGCTTGCTCCGCATCCTCGTCGACCGGCATCCTGAGGTTGTCCGGGAGACCGGACCCCTCGAAATGCTGGTGGCGTTCAGGGATGCACGGCGTATGACGTTGCAGCGTCGCCGTGCTCGGGGCCGATGGGTTGCCGCCCGTCGGCCCCTCTTTTGCGCTCCCGACCGGACTCGAACCGGCGGCCCTCCGCTCGACAGGCGGACGCTCTGACCACTGAGCTACAGGAGCAGTGTGCCGCTCGCTCCGTCGAGGAGCGGCACGACGGTTGCGCCGAGCCTCCGCAGGGTTGCTGACGACTCCTGCGGGTCCAGCGGAAGTTGCGACTGTCTCATGCGTCAGGGATGAGCAGTCACGGCGTCCGTCTCGCCGTCGCGGAAGGTGAGGGAGTCGAACCCCCAACGCCCAAGGGCGCCACGCTTTTCGAGAGCGCTTGGCCCGCCAATGCCGGACCTTCCAAGACGCAGTATTCGTGACGTGTATTTCTGGGCCGGTCTCCCGGTCACGCCGCCCGCGCTGTGCCGGCGCGTCCCGTGGTCCCTGGGGGACTCGAACCCCCATCCCCGTCCCATCGGACGGTGCGTTGCCGTTACGCCAAGGAACCTGCCCCCGTCGGGGCGGTGCCGGGGAGCTACCCCGGTTGCCGAGCCACCCGCAATAAAGGGCGGGGCCACGGTGGGCATGCCTCCGGATGACACAGGCTCGGTACGTGGATTCGGCGGGATTCGAACCCGCGATAGCTGCCTACTGCCGGCGCTCTCCCATGCTGAGCTATCGAACCCTTGCGTGGACGTGGCGGGATTCGAACCCGCGGCGGTCCCCTCGTAGCCTCTCTGCCGGCCAGGGCCCCGTCTAGGCAGTGTCACCCTTAGGCCAGGCTAGGGAACACGTCCACCTCCCCCGCCACCGCTGGACAGCACCACACCCGGCGGACGGGAAGCTTGGGACAGACCGACGCCGCTCGACCGCGCATCTACCCGGAGGAGAGTGCGGGGAGCGCAGGAGCGGCGCCGGCCGTCGGAGGGAGCGGACCGCCCGCCAGTCGCGACGGTCGCCGAACTTCCCTCTACTAGTGTTATGGGGGAAGCCCAGTACTGGGGGTTGGCGTCCTCGTCCGCCCCCAGGCCAAACAATCAAACCTGACCCCTATTTCCAACTTTCCCTTAACGCGTTAGAGAGAAATAGAAAACAGGGTCTGGTTTGACAGTTTGCGCCCTCCGACGCGCACGTTCGCTACAGACCGTCACCCTTTCACGCATCCTGTAACTCGGAGTACCCTCTCCCGCGCCCGACGGCCGGGGAGTTGGAGGACGGCGGCGACGAGGACGGGTCAAACCGGTCCGACGTGCCGCACCGGGCGCGCCGGTATGGTTGCCCCGACGCGCCCAGCTTTGTTACCTAGTCGTTATCAAAACAGTTCCTGCTGCCGGATGTCTTCGAGTAGGTCACGCTCAATCTCCTCGTGCTCTTCCTGTGTCAGGCCTCCCTGTCGATGCGTAAGCTCCCGAGACTCGTCGTCGCGAACGGCCTCCAGCTCCGCGGCGGCTTGGTTGCGCTGCTCGATGCGGGCGCGCTCCCCAACAGGCAGGCGCCTGCCTCCCGCGGGGTCCACCCGGATTACGAGACCCGCGTCTGCGAGCATCTCCGCCCGCCGTCCATGAGGCGCGCTCTCCCAAACCTCTCCGAACGTGCGGCCCGTGTCCCGCAGCTCCCAGTGGGGCGCAACGTCGGACACCTCCTCCAGTGCGGCCCGGCGCGCGAGGAGTGCCGTCATCTTCGTTCGGAATTCCTCCTCGTCCTCCGGACCCACGTACAGCCCCGCGTCACGGTCGGCGCGCATCGTCTTGATGGTGGAGGCCACCTCCAACCGCTCCTGACGGCTACTGCTGCCCGGGTGCCAGATACTTTCGACCACGCGGAACGGTGCGAACACCGTGGTCATTTGCTCGTCCACCCACTCCGACAGGTCGTTCGCGCGGATGTACGCTGCCGGCCGGTGACGCTGCTCGTTGGGGCGTGAGCACTTCAGCCCCTTGTGTCCGTGTGCAACGGTCTGCGTCAGAGGCGCGTCGCACGTGCCGCACAGAGCCACTCCCTGTAGCCAGTGAGCGTCCAGACGCCGCGTGCGGGTGACGCTCAGGGTGTCGAGCTTTGCCTGTACGGCTTGCCATACGTCCCACGTGAACACCGGTTCCCACGCGACGACGGGGAGGCCGTCAGGGCCCGTTACGGGGCGTCCGCGGTCTCCGATTCGATGGCCCAACTGCACGGGGTTTCGGAGGATGGAACGGACAGCGTTACCACGCCAATACGTGTCTTCTGCCGCAAAGCCTCCAGCACGCTTTGCCGTAGCTCCCTGCTGCCGTGACGTCGGGACGCCGGCCTCGTTCAGCGCTTTGGCGATTGCCGTTGTGGACTCACCGTCCAGGAGCATTGCAGCCATGCGCTGGATTACCTTGACGGCCTCCGGATCGCGCACGAGATAACGGCCCTTACCGGAGGGGTGCGGGGCCGGCGTGAGCCCATACGCAATGCGCCCACCCACGAATTTGTTGTCCTCCAACCCCTTTCGTCGCGCATCCATGGAGCGTTCCCGGATCATTGCCCGTTCAAGCTTGGCGAATACCGCGATGATTTCCGCCATTGCGACGCCCATAGGGGAGGAAAGGTCCAGCGGCTCCGTGACGCTGACGAGGGAGACGCGCGCTTTTTCGCACCGCTCCATCAGATCGGCGAACGCGATCGTCGACCGTGAGAGCCTGTCGAGCTTGTAGAAGACGATGGCGTCCACCTCGTCGAGGCGGCTCATCATTACGGACATCTGCGGACGCTGGTCCGGGTCCGTCGCCCCGCTCACACCCTCGTCTGCGAAGGGGTGGAGGAGCCTCCACCCGCGGCGCTCCACCTCCGCGGCGCAGTGCTCTGTCTGACGCGCGATGCTCGTCGTACGTTCGGTTACCCGCGAGATGCGGCTGTACGTGAAGGCCCGCAAGGGCTCATCAGGGTTGTGCACTAGCTTCAC